AAGTTATCTAGTTAAAGAGGAACTGATAGCTGCGGTTGAAGGAAATAAAAGCAGCAAGACTCATTACATAGTCAATCTTGCTCGTACACCTGTACAAAAGCAAGGCCAAGATGGATTGTTTATCCTTCAAGGTATCAGGCGTAGAGGATTACATTATGGACTAGAACTATCTTATCCCTCTTACTGGAGTTTAGAGCAAGCTGACTTTGATGGTGATCAAGGGTCCTTGAAAGCTATAAGCCAAAAAGCTTTAATCAAAGGGTTTGGACTAACAGGTGAAAACTTGCAAACAAGGTTAGGTGAAAACCTGAAGGATTACTGGAGAGATGTCCATTTAGATGCTTACTTTGGTAAACCTTTTGCTTTCAAGTGGAGTGATAGTATCCCCAACTCTGACATCCCTGAATTGCAAGCTGTAACAGGTATGGCTATATCTGGCGTAATGTTAGGAAAAGGTTACAGTCGCTTACTTGTTAATAAAAATGTACCTATTACACCTGAAGAAGCTGGTAAGATTGAACCTGAAAACAAAGGTGATGAAGTTGTTGGAGACTATTTTAGTCCTAAAAACAACACCTTTAATATCAGTAATAATATGAATAAGGTGGTTTTCTTTAACAGCAAGGATGGTAAGATAGACGGTAAAACTCAAGTTTTTGGTGGAGCTAATATGCTTAGCATCAATAGTAAGAATATAGAAGGACAAAATTATGTAGCTTACTATTATGAGGCTGATGGAGACTATTACATCTCTCTTGGTAAAAGTGCTAGTGACGGATATGGTCATCAGATGTTGCTCACAACTAAGCTTAAGAACGATACTGACCCTTTAAGCAAGAGTAATATTGATAATGCTTTAAATAGAATTGCTAAAGAATCTATCAAAAATGAGTATGATCAGGATAGCCTTGATAAACTCTACAAAACTTTTACCTCTGCTGATATTATAAAGGATGACCAAAAAATTATACACAATCGTAGTTATCGTATGTCAACTATGAATGGTTTAGTTAACACTATTTACAACACTACTGTTGAACATCAGAAATACTTTGGGAATTACAGAATGTTGAAATTACACAGTAGACCCGACAATAAGATGTCTGCTTTCAATATAAGAGAGGATGTTAAAAATGCTTTCCCTCGTTTCTTCATTGCCAAAGATATATCTATTGGTGGTTGGTCTGGTCAAGGTGTAGCCAAGAACGGTATGTTTAAAGTGGATGTGGAAAATGAGGCACTTCGTAAAAAGGCTACCAGCTATCTGGCTAACAAGAACAGTAAAATAGTAAATTCTATCATAGATAAAGTTCTGGACAGTAAAGAGATTACTCTTAGCCAGAGAGACTATGAAGTGTTAACAGCTCCCTTTATGAGTAAGGGTGAGGTAAACTTAGATGCAGCTCTGGAAGTTATTGATAGAAACAACTTGGATGCAGATAAGTTGCCATTTCCACTTAGTCAGCAAATAAAGTTTTTAACCAAACTCAGAGACAATGATGCTTCTGGTTTTAAGAACATACTCAAGGGCATCCTAACCAAGGAAGCTCTTGGTGAACTTGGTGATGTCTATACTCAAGATAGATTCTATTCCTACCCAGATGAAGCTAATTATCTTACCAATGGAGCTAAATTAGATAGCTTTGTTAATACAATAAGAAGGCTTATCCCTAACGCTTCACTTCGAGGTGCTCTTAGAACTTTTGAACAGATGTCTAATATAGGAGTTAATGTTCAAAAACTTGATAAAGCTGAATCTCATGATGAGATAGTAGGAGCCATTCAAGCTGAAGCTGCCAGAAAGTATGGTGGTGAGTTTGACAATGCTGAGCAGGTTAAGCACTTCTTCAATGAGATGGGCTTAAAGTTTGTTCATGAGACCAGTTTGAAATCACAGCAAGATATAGTAACAGCTGGACTGAGAGCTGCTGAACTTGCTGATGACAGGGTTGTAGCTGCCAAGATAGCTAAGAATATTATCAAGAACTTTAACTCTAATCCTGACAAAAATATAGGGACTTGGAAGCTAGTTAACAGCAAAGGTGAGGATGTAAATATTGCTCAACTTGCTGCTAGGCTTGGTAGTATGTTTGGTAAATTTACTGGCAAGAACAACGAAAATCACTATATGAGAAAAAACCTGCAAGCTACCTTCAGTGCCTTGATAGATAATATGGATAACCTCCAGAAGAATATTCTGATACTGAACACGCAAGGGTTGTCCAGAAAAGTAGCCCAAACTATTCGTAATGATATCTCAAATGGTAAGATAGGATCCAGAGGGTTTCAAGCTTTCCATGAACACATGAACAAACTGATGGGAGTAGAATTGTTAAGTCCAATATCAAAGTCTACCTCAATTATTAACGATAATAAATTTGAACTATTCTGCTAGGAGTAAATATGTTGTGTCCTGCTAATGTAAGAAAACCAGATAAGATTAAGATAGAGGGTTTCGAGGGAGATTCTCTGGTTGGTAAGCTTAATGACTTAGCTCAGATAATGACTTTCATGAAAGATCATCATGGCAATGTCTTTGAAAAGATACATTCTGAAGGTACAGAAGCTAAGCTTACCGAGAGTGTAGAGTCTTACCTGAAAACACTAACTGACGGTGAAATAGAAAGTGTTAATGATCTGAAGAAGATCTCTCGTGAACGTCAAATTGCAATTGAAAGAGAGTTGGATCTAGCTATAGATAAGGTAGCCAGCTATGATGGCTTAGATCTTACTAAGCAAATACAAGATACTGAAAGTGAACACACTAGTAACCTCTATCATCTGATGAGAGCTTTCAAACGTAAAGACAACAAGATGTATAAGTTCTTTAATGCTGTCTTACCTAAGACCTTAAAAGGCTTCTTCCACTACAATATTCAAAGACAATTTGAACAGATACCCCCTATGAAAGAAGCGTATGCTGATTACCTTACCCATAAAGATTACTCAGAAGGTAGAGCTGCTACCTTAGATAACCAGTTAAGGAAGTTAGCCAAGGTAGCTTATAAGGCTGCTAAGATAAAGGTTTCCTTTGCAGAGTTTAACTCTATGGTCAGAAAGGTAGATGTTGAATCAGGTAAGATAGATCCTGACGTGATGATGAGGATCAAAGATGTTCTTAATGCTGAGAACAACAATGATGCTTCTGTACAGAATGTTGTTAGTAACTTACTTCGTTACCGTAGAAGCTTCAATAAAATAAATTATGGATATGAAACTTGGGACGAAGTCAAGCAACATGTTGACAACTATCGTAAACAAAACCCTGAAGCCAGCAAAGAACTTACAGACAACCAGATAGCTCTCAAGTTAGCTCCTGAGAACTCTATTCTAGCATTCTATCGTAATTCAATAAACTCTTTTAAGCGACTAAGAAAAGGTGCTGAGAATAGCGATCCTGTTTTTGGACAGGAACTGGATACCTTTGAAAGGATAATAGATAACTTCTCACCGGCTAAAGATTACCTGCCAACTAAAAAGATGGATGATGACTCTATAAGTATTATGGCTGAGAGTCTTCAGGATAAAGGTCTTCCCGGTGCTCCTAGTTTTCTTAAGCATAAGCGAAGCAATGTCGATGACGGGGATGTTCTGGATATTGCCAGACACAACATCGGTTACTTTAATTATGTAGCCAGACAGATGAGTTTAGCTGCACTTGTTAACAAAGCTAAAGCAACTACAGACATGATGGAATCTTCTACCTTGTGGATGAAAGGAAGCAAAGGTAAAACTGTTAGTGGTGCTTATGTAGCTATGAAAGACTGGATCTATGGCATGGAGAGGGTGCTTAAGAACGACTTTCGTAAAGCAGAATCTTCTATCGAGAAAACGTTAAGGAATACTGTAAACACGGTAAACCTTATCCCTGCTCTTATGATGGCTTCGCCCTCAACAGGTGTCTCCAACTTAGCTGGTGGTTTCTTACAGCTCTCCAGTAAAATGGGACTCAAGGGGGCAATGGATTATTTTAAAAACAATAAACGTTACCGTAATGAAGACTCAGAATTGTATGGTGTAGCTGATAAGTTTGCTCAACAGTATATAACGGGACTAGGTAAACCACAGGAATTTCAAGTATTTAAAGACGATAATGAACCTAGCTCTACTTATGGCTTACCAAAGAAGATCACCTTAGAGAATGCTTCTAAGATGGGTCGAGATGCTGCTAACAAGATAGCTGACTTCTCTACTAGAACAGGTTTATTAAGGATATTAAGTTTGCAGTCAACAGAGGGAATGTTACGTGCCCCAGTTGCTGGTAAGTTATATGAAACTATGCGTGACAAGATAGCTTTATCTCCTCAGAGATATAAAAACTCTGATGGTAGCTATAACAAGAAAGCTTTACAAAACTTAGCAAGAGAATCTTCTACTAATGCTCTTTATGAAATGAATAGAGCCCTTGGCAACTTTGACCAAACTAACAAACCTATATGGACATGGGCTTTAGACAAAGGTCTGATTGGAGGAGATGATACCAATGCTGCTCAAAGAATGGCTATGCAAATGTTGGGAGCAGGAGCCAAGTTATGGTATATGTTCAGGATGGTAACTGAAACTAACTTTGGCTTGTTTACTGACAGTCTTGTCAAGATGAGCAAGTATAGTCAAAAGCGTTCTTCTATAAAAAGTTTGAGCAGAAACCATGTATCAGGAGCAGGGTTTGGTCTTTTCATACCAGCTGCTATCGCTATAGCTAACTTTGCTTTTGATAAAGATGAAGATTCCCTGCAAACAGGATTATTAAAATCTACTGATATGCTTGATGGTGTAAGCGGAGCAGCTAAACTATTATACGGTATGGCTCCCTTAGTATCTGATATGAAAATACCTGAAGCTGAGTTTGCCGATGTGTGGCGTGATAATATGCGTTGGGCTACCGGTGTTTTAGGTGGATACAGTGTTATGGATATTGCTGATGGTATAGCCACCGAAGGCGGTAAAGCTCTTGCTAGCAAAGATTTTAAACAGAATGTTTTACGCTTTGCTTTCCAACATACACTACCATACAACCTATATAGAATGGGTACCTTTGGTGTAGAAACTGTTAAGAAACTGGGCTATAAAGTAGATGAAGATATAGATACGGTCGGTATGACTCGTAAGGAAGCAGAACAAGCTCTGTTTTACGGAGCTAGAAGTAATGCAGCTAAAGCTTCCAGAGAACTCAGGGAGTCATTAGGAGACTTATCAAAGATAGATTATTTATCATTTATCGAGAAGTTTGGAGAAGCCTTCTTTTATAGAGCTGACACTGAAATGGGAAAACATGGGTTAGCAATGTATAAGGCTGATAAGGCTGAGTCTGTTATAAATGGACTCTTTCGCCTCAACATTTACAACCATCCTAATCTCTATCATCTAACTCCTATGGCTAAATATGAGAAACAACAAGCTGCAACAGCTTTTAGTGAGATCTACAGGAACTACGATGATGAGCTAACAGTGGACAGCATGGGGAACTTACTCCGACAAATTACTAAATATGGAAGGATATACTAAGGATGAAGATTGTAAAGTATCAAGAACACATGAACGACATTTACATGTTTATTCAAAACAAAGTCCATGCTGGTGTTAGCTGTGAAGATATAGCTAACCAAGTAATGGAGAAATTTTCACCCCAAGTATTTCTTCAAGTTAAACCAGGTGAGTTAAGAACTTTTATGTTATGCTTAGCACAGCAAGCTTATCTGATTATCAATAAGGAATACGAGGTAGAGTAATGGAAAAGAAAATTGCAGAACTAGAGATCAAACAAAAGTACACAGATGATGGCATACGAGAGATGAAAGAAGACTTAAAGAAACTCACACTCAAAATAGATCAAGTCATTGACATGATCAGACAAGAAGCAAGCTACCGTAGAGAAGATATGAACTCTTTAGAAAACAAGCTTCGGGAAGAGTTTGTAGAAAAAGAGCATTTTGAACAGCATTTCAGAGAATGTCTTAACAAGCATATTGACCGCGAGTTTTCCGTTGAACGCAGCAAGAACTACAAAATTAATACTATTATGAGCGTTGCTTGGAAAATAGCTATGTTTGCCGGTATAGGTTATTCGGTGTATGCAAGTGCAATTGGAGGTTAGCTATGAGCAAGATAAAATTTGACATTAACGTAACTCTAAGTAAGTTATTAGGGTATATCATCGTCCTTACAGGCATTGCCTTTGCTGTTGCCATTAAAGACCCTAGTGTTTTTATAGCAGCTGCTGGTATAGGTGGTAGCTTAGTAGGAGTTAAAACAGTAGTACAGGATCTTAAAACTAAAAATATGACTCTAAAGACTAAAGCTAAATGATTTTCAAAATACTCAAATTCATCATAGCTATTGCTATTATCTTCTTAGCAGGCATAACTGTTTATAATTTTATCAGAAGTTCTAAATCAGATCTCTCAGAAGAGATCTTGGAAGAGATAACAATAGATACTCTAGAAACTGTTACTCTTTATGACACAGTTTATTTCCCTGCTCAGAGAGACACTTTTATATTTTCTTCTATAATAGATACAGTCACTATTGTTGATACACATTATGTATACAAGACTGCTTATGTTAACCCTGACTTAAGTCTAGGTGATTCTGTCAGTGTGAACTTTGAATGTTCTTATGACATTCTGGAAGATCAGTTTAACTTCTGGAACCTGACAGTGAAATACCCTAAGACTGAACTAATAAGATATCGCAATCATAAACCTAAACTATTACAAGCAACTATCTATGCTGGACTCTTAGCAGGCCAAGACTATAATGGCTTGTTTGGCATAGGAGTAACGGTGAGAGAAAAGGTCAGAATTATACCAACACTTTCTTCTTGTGGTAGAGCTGGCCTTGTTCTAGGATGGAGTTTTTAAGTGTACCATTGTGAATACTTTGCAGACTACGAGATATTACCCAAAGAGAACTACACTACATTAGTACAGAATAAGTTTGCTATCTTCGATGATAGAACTTTAAAGATGATAGATTTTATCAGAAAACATATAGGCCCAGCTATTATCAATACTTGGAATATGTCTAGGTATATAGAGCTTATGGGCTATATACAATATGCAGGTTACCGGCCAATGGACTGTGAGGAAGGGGCAGCCTTCAGTCAACATAAATTTGGTCGTGCCTTTGATATCAAGTTTCCACACTTAAATAGCTTAAGTCGTGAAGCGAAAGTGAGAGAATACGATTCTATACGTGGGTGGTTAGCTATGAATAAGAACAATTATCCTGAACTGAGAGAAGCTCTAAGAGGGCTTGAATACGGGATCACATGGTTACATGTAGATACCCGCAACAGTGATCGGATTATTAAAATAACCCCATAGGAGGAATCAATGGAAAACGAACAGATGATGCAAGGCGGTGGACAGATACCACAAGAAATTCAACAGGCTATCTCACAAATACCCCCAGAGGTACTGTACTACCTATTGATCATGTTTCTGAACACTAAACCCGAAGAGCTTAAACAACTGCTTTCTCAACTTCAACAGCAAATTGAAGGAGGCGGACAGCAGTCTCCACAACAGCAACCCGGACAAGAACCTGTACCAGAAGACGCTAACTCTGGCCAGTCAAATCTATACGCGTAAAATTTACAAGAAAGAAGGTTGGAAATAATGGCAGATACTGAAATTCAAATTGTAGAAGGTGTGAATTTAGAAGATCTTAACAGAAAGAACTTCTCATTGAAGAATGAATACATGTCAAACTTATTGTCAACAGCATTCTTGGTTTTACCTAATGTTTACTCTGCGGTTAAAAGAGAACTGCAAGTTACTAAAGGTTTTATATCCGGTGCTTCAGTAAGAGATTATCCTGAAAGTTACAGACACATAATGAGTAGATACACTAAAGGTCTATCTCTCGAAGTAACTTGGAGTCCTTGGTTAAACGATGAAGCTGTACAGGCAGCCTACAACATCTTTAACCAGATTAAAGGCAATCCTGAAGAGAATGTTATGATCGTGATCAATAAGGATAAAGGTAGGTTAGCTTGTCATCGTGATGGAAAGAAAACACAAATAGTTGAAATAAGTGGTAAACAAAAACGAGTGTTAAAAGAATGATAAAAAGAAGGGAGGCATTTCGCCTCCCTCTTTTCATCATGCAGCACTGAGTAGCTGTTTTAGTTTGTCGATAACTTTAGAGGCTTCCTTATACTTTTCCACCTCTTTTTTCAAATCTTCCACTTCCTTTTCGAGCTTGCGAACAGAATTCTTAACAGCGAATTCTTCCCAGCCCTGTTCAACTTTTGTGTTTTTAGGATTAGATTTTTTCTGCTTGTTAGAAACTGTTTTGATCTTCTGAATCCTTGTTAAGGCCTTAGATTCAGACTCTCTAAACTGTTCTATAATATCGTTAATCTCAGAGATTGTCAAAGATTTTGGTATATGAAACCTAATTCTAAATAACAAATCTTCAAGAGCTTCTGCTCCTACCACGATCATCCTTTTAGGATTACCAACTGGGTGTCGTCCTGCATTCCTGATAAAGATTGTTTTAATCCCAGGTATTTTGTAAGCAAAGGTCAGTGTGCTTTTAGTTTTTGCTTCTTCTGTCCCTATAGCTTTCAGGATATCTTTAATAACCAAAGCTCCCTGTTGATTGTTAAACAAGATAGGCTGAATAGCTTTGTTCTTAATTCGTACACTTAACATTGTGCCTCCTATAATACTTCTTCTTCTTTTACAAATACTGTGTCTGCGCAGTAATTGTATTTACGAAGAAGATTTTTAATTTCCAAGCTTAATTGTTTACGCCCTTCTATATCTATGGCAGTAGGACTCTTTACATTTACCTGTATATTGTAAACGCCTTCATACTTAGCACCTAATTTACGGTAGAGGTAAGCTGCTATAAGTTCTGCATCTTCTTGTAAGACACCGGATAATATAACATTACCAAACTTGATATAGAAAAGACCTTCAGACTCTTCTAGTTTAAGTTTATCTTTTAGTATCTTAAGTGCTTTTCTATAGTTCTGTTTTTGTGTGAAGAAGTGAGAAAGCGTTCTTGTTAATCTTTGATGGTAATTTGTTTGCCCATGTCTTCTGAACAAATTCGGATCTTTGATCCAAATAGGAGCTATTGCTGGGTTGTTACCATACTTCTTGATAAACTTTTTCACCTTTAAATCGAAACTATTATTCATGCTTAATCCCTTTCTATTTTAATTTCTTTCTATATGCCATTCTGCAAAGTCTGGAGTAAACACTTCACAACGTTGACCGTTTCTTATGAAGTAGAATCCAACACTGTCGACTCTGCATGTATGGATACCATGGAAGATAAGAGCATCTTTAACAAGTTCTTTTGAATCTGCTATTGCCATAGTATCTGAATAGCTGAGAGTTCTGACTGTTTGATTTGTACTCGTACTAACTAACAAGAATATAAACAAGACAAAAGCTAATATTACCGCTACGAGTAAGAATGTGCTAACTTGTTCTTGATACATAAATCTACCCCTTTAGAAAATAAACCTTTTGATATTTTTCTGGTAGGATAGCGAACAAGTTCATTTCGCTTTCCAGAATTTCTTCTCGTTTCCCAACCATTTCATCTACAAGACCCTCTTCAGATAACTTGTAGATTGCTACGTCATTACGAAAAAGAATGAAGGCTTTTTCTTTATCCACAAATACAACACCTTCTTTTATCATTTGGTTTCTACAGTTCTTTAAGATAAGTTTTGCCTGTTTTTCTTTTCTTGCCTCTTCTTTTGCTTCCTCTTCCAATTTCTCTTTTACTTCTTCGTAAAAAGACTCTGAAAGCAGATAGTCTCCTTGGAAGCCTTCTTTGTTATAAAGAATAGATTCTTCTTCAAAACGCTCATCTTCCATGTATTGTTGCACTTCAGGCCAAGGAACAAATATAAATTTCGTATTACTTTCTATCATTTCTTCTCTAGTCATTTTTCCTCCTAGAAAACAAAGACACCTTTATTTTTAGAGACACAAACAACTAATAAATGGAGGTTTATTGTTAGGTTGTAATAAAGGTGCCTTGTTATCATTATTCTGCTTTATCTAATCTTAGATAAAGTTTTTCCATTTTCATCATTTCATCCCGAGAGTACTCCACAATCTCAGGGATTCTTGCTTTATTGAAGTCTATCTTTTTCTTCTTATTATCTTGTCCAAAGACAATTTGAAGAATAGTATCAAGACTCCTTTCTCGATTTTCTGACATATCATAATGGCCACGTCTGTCGCCTCTAAATAGAAGTGGCTCTAACCAACGAACACTAATATCAGCATCAAGAACTGTAGCCCTATTCATGATCACAGGTATATCAAACTTCTTACCATTAAAGGTAACAAGAGTCTTACCGTATTGAATAGTATCAAAGATGGCCTTGTAGGCTATCTCTATCAGTTCTTTCTCTGAATAGTCATCAATAGTGTAAGTAACTAGATCTTTGTCAGCTTCCTTAATATTTACAACTACAACTCTTGCGAACCAAGGTTTAAGTGCTAACTCATTGATGAGTTTTTGCTTTTTCTTCTCGACATTTCTCTTGATCTTCTCCGGATCAGTCCAATTACTAGGAGCCTTAATCTTGTTAAAGATATTAGCCTGATTGGCTGTCCCGAAGTCTGGTCGAGTTTCTAGATCTAATATTGTGTACATATTATTCTCCTTCTACATTAGTAAAGTCTATCTCTTCTGGTCGTGGGGGAGTGTTACCAATTTTATGATTACCTTCCCAAGATAGGTCTACATCATAATCAGCAGGTGCATATTTATCTTTTGCTACAAAGATTCTAAACACACGATCTTGGCCACCTTTCTCGGGTCTCCAGCAAGTCAGTACATGGTCAGCTAGGTTTACTATCTCACCGCTGTCCTTAGCTGAATCCATGCCTAATCTCATATTGGCGTTTCCTGCCAGATATTTAGGCACTTGTACCAAAAAGATTACAGCTATATTGTTCTTCTTAGAGAAGTTCTTCATGGTCTGAGCAATATTGATAGCTCTTTCTGTGGGACCATTGCCTTTAGCTGGTACCATTCCAAGGTAATCTATTACTAAGACTTGAAACTTTCTATTCATTGTGTGGGATATAGACTCAACATAGTCAGGTATCTTTTCTACGTTAATACTGGAGTCGTCTACAAAGGTGACATTCTGCATGATACCTGAGAATTGTTGTTGAGCAACTTCATCGTTGAACAGTTCTTCCTTAGATATGTTGTGTTTCTTTCTGATTACCTGTGCAAAACTAGAAGCTGCCATATCATAAGATAAGAACAGAAAGTTTATATCTCTAAAGTGATTGATAAGATTGAGTAAAAAGGTTGTTTTCCCAGATGATGATCCTCCTACAAGACAACTAATATGGCCATGTGATGGTTTGATAGGTGAGATGTTAAGATTAGGATATAACCTTGAAGGTACTAACCAGCTGTTAGAACTTTCCTTACTTAGCTCTTTCATCAGTAAAGTAAAATCATTACCAGTGAATACATGTTTTTCCTGCTCGTTTTCTCTGGTAGGATATTCTATACAATGTTTGTCACAGTAACGAGATTTAATCTCATCCTGACAATTGTAAAGGTAACCTGGATAGTAATCAATGATCTTATTTATATGACCATTTGGAAGTGGATCATCTAAACTTTTATTCCAAGCCTTTAGTATATTGTGGACATAAGACTTAGGCATAGCTAGATTCTGGGCAAAGTGAGACATAATCCTCAGAGCTGTTTTATTACGGTGATTAGGGAAACTAGTTCCATGTAGTATATTATGTATACACAATTTCTGACCATACGGATATTGTTGGCTGGCACTACTATCTCTTACATCATATTCTTCTTTGTCACCGTAATTTTCTCGTGCTTCATCAGCCAGTGTAGGTTTTTCAATTGAAAGGAAAGGTTCTACTTCTGTATCTGGAGCAACATCTGCGTTGCTAAAGATATCATCAATGACATCAGGCTTTACTACATTTCTTTTGAAAGCAAAGCATTTTGTATAGTCATCAAAATCTCCCTTGAACACGAGCTCTTTCTTTTCTTCACCAGTTATATTGTGTTTAGAGAAAGGAGCTCTAATAACTCTAACAGCATCATAGATGCTAAAGTCTACATAAGGTTCAAGATCGTCATAAAAATCTATAATAGCTTCAGCAGTTTTTCTTGCTACCAAGTTGAACTTATTGTCATACTCTTTAGGGTAAGCTATATAGTTTTTATGTATGTATAAGTGGAATCCTTTCTTGCCTGAAAAGAATATCCTATACTTAATATTATCTTCTTCTAAATCTAAAAGAAGATTGATAAGAGCCTTGGTTGGTTTCTCAAGTCCTTCATCACAATCAACATCAAGTATAACCCACTCACCATAAACAGGGCCTTTATATCCTTTAACTTTACCGGTGTTCGCAATATGAGTTGCCATCTCTTTTCCATAGTAATAGGCGGAGGTATAAAGAACATTGGCAGACTCTATTGACTCTTGTAAGGACTCAGCCCTCACCACCTGACGGTGATGAGTGACTGAATCTGTAAGTAAATAAAGCCTCATTATTAACCGGAGGCTTCCTGTTTTTCTTCCTTAGGTGGTTCAAAGTCATCGACTCCGCCAAATTCGTTGACTTTTCCTGTGTCTTCAGAGAAAGGTGAGGCAGGTTTATCTTCTTGGATTTGACTAGAAGTATTCTTGCTTGAAGGTCTTAGTTTTTCTGCGTTGAGATAGCCTCCAGAGTTTTTAACTTTAACTTCAAGTGGGCCACGCCACTTTTTGTTAACAGTCTCAACTTTCATCTCTTCAAGAGAAGGTAGTTCTACCTTACCGTCTCCAAATCCCTCCTGCTTTAAAGCTCTCAGCAATGCTTTAGCTTTTCTAGGACTAACCTTAACACGACCTTTGTCGTTCATGAACATAGATATAGTGTCAGCATAGTTTCCATTTTCGCTACGTTGCATAACAGGAGTAAACACTGCCATATAACCACCTTTGATTTCACGGATTCCTTTAAAGTAGCACAGTACCCAACCATTTTGTATCGGTTGATCTAATTCTAGTATCATAATACCTCCTATTTACTTATTTGATTAACTAAGAATTTTTGCAGTCCATCTGCGGTTTTAATATCGTACATCTTCTTGATCCTACAGCCTCCAAAAGAATACTTTTGTACAGCAGCAGTATCAAAGTTTACAGCTAACTGACTCTTACCATCTTTGGTTTGACGGGTGAAGAGAGCATGAGCATCTGAATTGGTTTGTACAAATTGTTTTACCTTACCGGGTATGTCCATATCAATATGTGTAAAGCCATCTTCTGGAGAGTTAATCTTAACATGTGTTACAGTGATGAGAGTTCTTGTTAAAGCTTTTAGCTTATTGATAAGTTCCTTGAACTCTTGTCTATGTAGGTACCAGCCTCGACCCATGGGGATCTCACCAATATACCTTACTCCTTGACGTTCTGCAATATCATTCATCATCATAAGATTGAGCTCGTCCAGAGGGTCGATTACCAAGAAATCAAGATTAAGCTTGTGCTTGTAACGTTTTAACTTCTCATACACCTCATAGAATTCTTGCATGTTGCTTGCTTTCCAGAAGCGTCCTTTCAGAGCTGCTGTACCATCTTCTAAATCTACATGAGCGACTCTGGCGTGTTTCTGTAAATTCGCACAGAATTCACTCTTACCAGTCTTAACTGCTCCTGTAAGATTAAGCCAAGATAGACGTTCATCTGCTTCTTTGTGGTCCTCTAAACAATTAAGTTTGGGAGTACCTAATGAATCAAAGATATCAACGATACCTTCAGGGGTTTTCTTTACCGTTGCTGTTTGTGCCATTTGTTTTAAACCTTTCTCTGTACCGCATATTTTATTCTCTCAGATAATAGCTACGGGTACAGTAATAGCTATTAAGAGAAGTTTGTATTACTACTATCAGAAAATTATCTTGTACAAGACAGATATGGTATGAAGCTCTCTGAAAATTTCATAAGCATAGTTAGACTTTTGTTTATGTAGGCGTGCCATTGAATACGAAATCGGACTTATATTGTCCTTAAACGTGAATATCAAAGGGCTGAGGCTAGTTAGAACGGTCTTATTTTCCAGTATTTTTAAACCTTCTGGAAATAAGAACTCCTGAATAGCTAACTTGCCATCAACACTAGCCTCTTGCCAAGACAAAAATAAGTTAGACAGGAACTGTTCTGCAAAAGTTAAGATTGGGTTAATATCCAATATTTTATTAGACATCTTAGTTAGTTGAGCTTGCAATTCCAACTTCTCCTTACTTATCTTATTGATCTTTTGCTTGTACTTTTCCTTAGAAAAGGTTCCGTCAATTAGCAGTTCGTCTAATCTTTCTTCTTGACCTTGGAGTTTTGAGAGTCTAGCTCTAATTCTTGTGGTATCTTTTTTAGAGTCTTGAGAATATTCCTCAGCCAATGAGGCAAGTTCCTCTTTCAGCTGTTGCCACTGAGCTTTATTGAAAGAAAGCTCATCATCAAGCATCTCTTTTAATTGTTTCACAATCTTCTTTTCACCAATGTTTACACATGACTCATGGCACTTGTAATAGGTATGACCTTTTACTTTGTAGCCAGACATTACATGTTCATTGTTACATTTTAAAAATGAGTTGAAAAGAAATTTGCGAGATCTGTGAGCAACCTGAGGCTTAGTAACACGTACTCCATTAACTCTAAACCAAGTACTCTTACAGATGATAGGTTTAAAGTTTCCCAGTAATAGTTCAGGGAAGAGTCTAGTTCTCATTAGTCCACAATATATAGGATTCTGTACTATCTTGTGTACATGTGAACGTGTAAACTTACCATGACCAAGTGTTTTTAACACTCTAATTATCTCTTGAGCCGACTCATGTCGCTCAAACATTTCAAAGATTGTTTTGACAGCCTGAGCTTCTTCCCATACGGGTTCAAGTTTTCTATGACCATTTACTTTCTTGCCATATCGATAGCCATAAGGGGGTGAGAACACCCAATAACCTTTGCTCAGAGCTTTCTTCATACCAGCTACAGCTCTCTCTCTGATCTTATCAGATTCATACTCAGACATAGCAAAGTTAATATTTCTCTGAAATCTGCCATCTGGTGACTCTGCATCATAGCTTTCTGTAGCTGAGTGCAGCTTAGCTCCCAATCGTTTTAGCTGAGCCGAAACGTTGAGAGAGTCTTGTAGGTTACGTGAGAAACGATCATACTTCCAGACAATAATAGCTTCAATGTTATTGTTGCCTTTTACATAATTTATCATCTTCTTAAAAGAGGTTCTCTTCTCGATACTACGACCAGAGATTCCCTCTTCTACGAATGTCTTTGCTATATTGATCTTATGACGCTTTGCATATTCTTCACAAACGTCTTGTTGAAATTCAAGGCTATAACCTTGGGTTTGATCTTGAGTGGATACTCTAATATAGATTACTCCAAACATTGTGGAGCCTCCTTTTTCTCTAAATACAATTTAAAGATTAACCGAGCTAGCTTCTTTATGTCAAGTTCCAATTTATCTCCTCCAATAGTAGTAATGACTTAATATTTTGGATCTAATCCGTTTTATCAAACAACAGATTGTGCGTATGATACTAAACATTTTTTCTTCTTTCTTAATTTTTTCTTGACATATAGTTATCTAACATGGGAACATGTAAATGTTGTTAGCGAATATCTGTCAAGCAGAAAATTACAGGAGAGAATGATGTTGGATTTTCAGAAAGAATTCAAGGTTCGTAAGAGTGTGGGTGGACGCCTTGCTGCATGGAGAAAGAAAGCTGGCCTTGGCCAGACCGAATTAGCCGAAAGAATCGGTATCGGTCAAGCTGCCCTTTCTCGTATCGAGAGCGGCAATCTTCCTCTCCATGTTATCCAGTTAAAAGAATTAGCCAGATTAGGGGTAGATTTACATTACCTTATTGTCGGTGAGTCTTTTGAAAATAAAGACCACAACAAAGAGGTAACCCGACTAATCAAGCAAATTCATGAGTTGAAAACTAAAAATCAAAAGTTGAAAACAACTCTCGAAGCTAAAGATGAGAGATTGTTAGCACTTATTGATAAGTTAACTGGATGAATAGGCTGAACGTATAAACATAGATATACATAAGCCTATGAAAAACGACAGTACAGACGCGTAAATAACAGACAAGATACAAACTAGGATCAGCAGGACAAGGGCTGTCTTGCCTGCTGATTCTGTTATATCTATGAGAGCTCCTACAATTAATCCGATTAGAAATGGGAATATCATTCTTCCCTCCAATCTTCCATATAGACCACTTCACCAAAAGGTGGATTGAACATGTTCCGGGCATAACCATCGATAACCCATAGGACAGGTATATCTGGTTCTTCTTCCGGGAAGCTATAGCACATACCATCAGTAAATACTATTATAGCTTTATGGTCAAAGCCTCCTTCGTTATCCATGAAGTGTTCTAGTGGAGGAACAAAGTCTGTACCACCACCACCTTTGGGGTTGATGTCATCATTCATTCCATTGATGATGTCTGGCCCATAAACTTTAGTATCGAAATACACAACTTCTAATTGTGTACCCTTAAAGTTAAAGGCTATACTCTTTACTTCTGAGATATACTGTTTTACTTCCTCGAATTGTACACTGCCACTGGTATCACAGGCTATACCTATAGTACCTAATTTAGGTGCTTCTAAGGAAGGCAAATATAAATCAGTGTAAAGGTACCGTTTGTTAGGTGACTTCCATCTGTAGTCGTTTTTACTATTCTCAGTAATGAAACGAGCGAGGATCTCTTTCCAAGAAAGTTTTTCCTCATTTATACTGTCCAGCTGGCGTTTCATACCAGCAGGTATAGTCCCTCTACTTTTAGCTGCTGCAACAGCCTTGTTTATCTGCACCTTACAATTTTCTTCCTGCTCTTTGGCAGTTAGAGAGTAGTCGCCACTGTTAGGTGCTGACCCTTGGTCTTCATTACCTTGTTCTTTATCTGTATTTGCTGCTGACTTTGTTGCAGCTTCCTGTTCTTCTTTGCTTTTACCATCTTCTGATGAACTCGATGATGTATTTTCATCTTCATCCGAGTCATCATCTGTATCTTTTGAAGAGTTAGCTTCACCTGAAGAACCAGGCTGGTAATCTTCTACATCGCCTATAGAAGTAAATTGAGGAACACTTTCTGGTTCTCCATACTTGTCTATAAGCTTTTCGTAGATCTCTTCAGCTGACATGTTCTCGAAATCATTGCTTTGTAGTCCTCCTTCTGGAATGGTTAACCCGTTGGATGCAATTATGGGATTAACAGCATAATCACAAGCCATGTTCCAGACTCTATGGTTACGATTGTTTCGCCTGAAAGGATGTAGCATTGCTACATGGAGAACTTCGTGAGCGATAAGACCAATAGTTTCCTCCTGACTTATACTATCGATAAAATCAGGATTAAACTTAAGTACTACAGAATCAGTAGCTGCTGTAGGTATGGTCGTATCCTCAACTCTTTTCAGATGTAATGCTAGACTAGCAAAGAAGGGTTGATTTAAAAGCAACTTAGTCATTGCTATTTGTATCTTTTTCATTAGAGTCCTCCTCTTGATTCTTAGGCATGTAAGATTTCATTTTCTCATATATTTCATCAGCCTTATTAACCATATCTTTACGGAGTCTCTTGTTTGTCCTGAGGTCATCAGGGTCTTTGACTAACTCATTAGAAGCTTCTTCTGCTAATTTATCTAGCATTGTATCTTCCAGGAAATTTAGCCTAGGAACTATCTCGCAAACATCCTTAAGGTTTGTTACCAATGTGTTCTTGAATTTACCATCAGGATCTTTAAGTTTGTCCCTGTATTTCTGGACTACTTCTAGAGTTCTTGACCATAAGTTTTTGTTAGCCTTATATATTTTTTTGTAGGTTTGCTGACGAATAGTCTTTTTGATCTTCTTGACCTCAGTATCTTTTAGGCTAACCCTAAAATCATTAGGGTCAGTAATCTGTTCAATATGATTGCTAACATCAAAAAGTTCTTTTAACATAACCTCATCAGGATAGTCGTCTTCATCATATAGGCTACCTAATGTTAGTTGAGCTTCTTGTTTGTAGACTTTGAAATGCTTACAGAAACCATCTACTTCTTGGTGGAATTCTGACATTAGCTTGTTCATTGTTCCTACGTACTCCCAATAGTTAGTGGAAGGTAACATTCTGTATCCTTGGTCGTCCCAAGGCAGAGTGTTTTCGTAGTGGAATTGTCTTGCTGTTCTAGCTATCTTCTTGATAGCTTTCAAATGTTCCTTACTAACCAGATGTTTATGATAAACACCTGCATCTTTAGCAGCATTATGTAGTTTATTTACCTCTTCAGCAGCTGGTCGATCTACTTTGAGTCCACTCCAAGTGGATATCTTTAATCGTACCAGCATTGCCTTGTAGGTGAGTGTCGAATTTTTCATTTTAGGCTCCTTGTTTTAAGATTTTTCTTATTACTTCAGGCAGAGAGTAACGGGTATCGTTTATATGGTCATCCTTAATGTAACTATCTTTAAGCATAACCTTAAGAACATCTACGGATATATCCTCGAAGTTCTTTTCAGCAAACTCATATAAGCTCAAGGTTCCTTCGTCGCCATAAAGTAGACAACTTCTAACTATCTGAATATCTGACAAATATTTATCGCTGTCGTCAGCGTAGTCGCCTGCTACTACGATTCTGTCTCCAGCCCAGCTACCAACTAGGTGTGCTAAAGGATCATTGTCGTCGATACACAAATCTCCACCTCCCAAGCCATTGCCGCTAGATAAAAGAATTGCTAGTCCACAAAGAGATCCTTGTCTGCTGCTAGCAAATTCCATGAGTTTTGTTCCTTCTCCAAACTTATAAGGGTCAATGTATTGTTGCTTATCAAGATTGACTATCTTGTAGTATTGTCCCATTTATATCTCCTTTCTCAGAAGGTACTATTGTTAACTGGTAACCTTGTTCTCCAGGCTTCCATTTAGTTGTATAGACTTTACCGTTTCTGATGATGTAAGTATAAAGTCTAACATTCCACATATCTTTGATTGTTACAGTTACATACCTTATGTATGGAGCTATAACAAACAACCATATCTTTGCATGGTTAGATACAGTTATTGTCTTAGAAGTATTACTGTTCTGTTTCATCAGGTTAAATCTATCTAGTTCACTTTCCCACAAACTAGCAATACCTGACTTTTTTTTCATCTTGATCTTAGATAATAACCCACCTAGAGCTTTTCTGTCGCTGATATCTAGGTGTTTAATTTCGATTATACAGCAATCCATGTTTATTATCCCTTTAATTGACTTAAGTCTTCTGGTTTAAGAAAGGAAGATTTGGTTTTATATAGGAAAAAGTCAGCCCTATAGAGCTTTCCTTTATCAATGATAAATCCCCATTTTTCATAGTCTTCTCCTATAAGAACAACAGTACAGTTGTTAACAAATGGAGATATTGCTGTTAACCAAGACTCGACATGATACCACTTGCACTCATCGGTAGGGTATGTAAGCCTACCATCTTCTTTCAAAGATAATAGATCAAGTTCGCACATCCAATCAGGTGCTATGTCTGCTGCCACTTTCATTTTAATCTCAGAAAGTAAGCCGCGTAGACCTTGCTTGTCCTTGATATCCATATCGACTATTCTTAAGTAACTGTAGTATCCCATATTACCTCCTCATTTTATCAGCAACTACCTGTGTTCGTAGTTTTGATAGAAGTTTTTTTGGTAATGGTTTGCTTATGTTAGCTTTGTATTCTCCTGAGTAAAAGTAAAAAACAGGAAGTTCATTCAAAGAAGGATCTTCTAACTTTTTCAGTGATAACACTAATTTTAGCAGTGTTTCTGTATCGTAGCACTCATTGTTGACTTCTACTCTTAACCTGCCTGACTTTAGTTTGAATATCTTCAGCTTCAAACCCATATTATGTGCATAAGGGTTTGATAACTTAGAAGCATTCTTCTTTAAGACAGATATAGGGGTGTTCATATAAGAAGAATTATTAGAACAATACTTCACAGCAGAATATAAACTTAAGGTTGCCTTAAACACACAAGGCCAAGGCCTGTCAAAGTAAGCAACTTGATCATCATAGTATGTTTTCGTCCAGGGGGAGGGTGTTTCTGCTATTTGTTTGATAGCATTGGTAACGGAAATCCTTGTCCATTTTACGTGAGAATAAGAGATTGTGTATTTCTTATCCCAGTGTGTGTAAAGTTCACAGGAGTATGCTGCCAAACTTCGTTTTGTCGAGAATATTACTATTCCGTTATCAGGTGTGCAAGCATAGGCAACTAATTCTGTATTCTTAAAGAAGTATTTCATAAGAGTTTTCTTATTTTTGTTAACTACTACATGTCTATCTGTATTCTCGTGGTTAATAAGTAGGTTATCTGGGTCAACTTCACGTAAGAATTGTTGTATATTCATCTTAACCCTCTTAAGCTGACTTTTTTATTTTATCAGCTACAGCTTGCGCATAAAGTTTTTTCTCAATATCTTTTGAGAAGAACCTTTTAACACTGACAATACAACCACTACTTGACCAACGATATTTAATCTTTGGTAAGTCAGCAATATATGGGTCAGGATTATGCCTTAGAATATCAAAAGACTTGGCAACGTCTTCTGGGTCAATACGCTTGTTGTCGACTTCTACTCTTAACTTGCCTGACTTTAGCTTATAGATTTTTAAGCTTTCGGGATAAAGGCGATCAGAAATGTTCCTGTTTCTTTCCGCTCCTATAGCTGTAGAAGAAACAGGTGTTTGTGTAAAAGCAAGTTCATGCGAAATAAAACGTATGCTTACTCTTGTCGAAAATATAACAGGCCAAGGTTTATTACTATAAGTAACTTGGTTACTCCAATTACTACCTTTCCACAAAGAAGACCTTTTTATGAGTCCCAAAGCTTCTGTTACATCTATGCGATGCCACATGAACTGTTTGTATATATTTTTCAGTCCAAAATGAGCTAATGTGCAGGAGTAAGCTGCTAATCCAAGCTTCGTGGAAAAGATAATTATAGCATTACCAGGAGTATACCCATAAGCAACTAATTCTACGTCTGTTTTAAGATACTCTAGAATTATTCTGCTGTTATTGTATCCTATGGTATGTCTTGCTGAAGACTTAAAGTTAGAGACAGACCTCAATGGGTCTATCCTCTTTAATAGTTCTAGTAAAGTCATACAACCTCCCTTTATGCTAATATAATGTCTTGATTTTCTGTAGCCCAGTCGCTAAAAGCTTCTGTTTCAGCGAGGGATTTCTTCTGTCGACAGAAATCTCTTACTACCATTACCTGAAACTCTCGTTGCATTCTTTGTATAAACTTCATGAGTTTATTTATATTCTTCTTGTTAATATTCTTTACAAGAAGCCCACTAAGTGCATAAAGTGTAGACGCTTTAGTTGGCATTTCGATACCCTCTGGGTCATCGATAATGTCTTTTATGTTAGGGAGTTGGTCGTATGTTTCGGTGAAGGCTATGTATTCAGCAGCAAAACCTTCTCCGGCAGCTCCAGAGATTGCTTCGTAACGAAGATCTCTTGGTAGCCCATTGTTGATCATGCGACCAACTGCTGCTACACTTCTAGGACAAGGACTATTAACAATGTCACTTGTTGCCTTGAAGTTGTGAAGCAGGTCAGGTCTAAACCTGATAAAAGCAATCAGCAGAGGTGGTACGTTGTTGTTGAAAGCCCATTCAATCCAATCATCAGTACTTACCTCTAGCTCTACAATAGAAGCAAATCTACTTTTAACAGGCTCCAATATACCTTGTACGCCTGCTTTATCTTTGCGTCTATTGGTAGCTGCCAGAAAGATAACTTTATCAGACACTTTGTGTCCGTTGATTCTTCTGGCTAATATTAGCTGCATAGCTGCTGCTTGTACTGCTGCTGGTGCTTGCCCTAAGTCGTCCATAAAGAAGACTGTAGGTTTATCAGCTTTAATCAGCTGTACTAAGTCTCCAAAAGGCAAGAACTCTGCCATGTCTTTGTCTTTTGCCGGAAAGGGTAGTCCTTTGTAGTCAGTGGGATCGCTTACTACTGGATGACTAACAACCAGCTTATATCCAAGACTCTGACAAGCTTGTTGTACTATATCTGTTTTTCCAATGCCGGGTGCTCCCTTAATTAGCACCGGTTCCTTTTCCTGAATCATAAACTTCAGGAAATTTGTTAAATGTTTAGCTCTCATTATGTCCTCCTATTTTTTTTCTTTTTCTTTGTTAACATCTCTTTTATAGCCTCATTGTTGATGAAGCTAATTGTTTCAGAGTCAACTTTACTAAAATCAAGAGCCAGTAAGTATGTAGCAAAACTCAGTTTCCTGAATGTTTTTACTAGAGTGATGAGGTTTTGCTAGATTGTTTAGAAATTTACTAGCTCGCATTCTTTCTCCTCTTGATTTTTCATAAACTTGTTTTTGACTAAGGTTGTTGTTATTTTCTTTTTGATAAAATCAGGAACCTCTATCTCAAAGTCTGTAGTTACGTAACCTCCAAGTTTATCTATACTACAGCGACCTAGCTCGATAAGCTGTTTTACATTACTTAAGGTAATGTTTTGGATGGTTAGACTGAAATTTGAGGGAAACCTTGTTGGTGTCAGAATTGAAAAGAGACGACCGTCTTGCTTCTCAATGAAATCTATCCTTACTTCTTCATGTCTATTTTTTAGAGCTGCAAAACTTAGATTGGCTGTAATTGAGAAGATAGGTGGTTTTAGGCTGTCCCTCTTATAAAAGGTTTTATACGGGCTCTTAAGGTTAAGTTTATATGATTTGCTCTGTTGCTTTGATTTTATTTTTTCAATCAACCTAACAGCTTCATACACCCTTAGCAGTTGAGTCTCGTACCTTGTAATAGGTTCATAAGTTCTTCCTGTATATGTTGCGGGACCCATTATAATAAATCCCATCAAACTATACTGAAAATCTTCTGGAAGAATATCTTTAGTATCGTAACTGTCACAAGCTAATCTACTTGTGATGATGATAGCTTCGTGATTATTTAAGTAGGCTACTGCTTGTATGGGTTGGTTATGCTTTTCTAAACACAGCCAAGGTTTAGGATAGTAGTTATGATTAATAAAAAGCATTTTATCAAAGACTCTGTCTATATCAACATAAGATGGAGTTATCTTTTCGATAACATCATTAAGTGTGGTAAGTGTGGTCATGTGTCCTCCTAAAAATAAAGGAGAACTCCCATGTGGTAGAGCTCTCTCTTTGGTACCGATTTAAACCTAAAGTACAAATAAATATTAAACAGTTGAATAATTTTTGTAGCTAGCACTACAGGTGCTAACGAGTGTTTAACATCTTTTGCCACATGTCCAAAATTATGATAGTAACGGTTGTCTAATCCTGAAGCATATCATCCAGAGTAATCTGGCTAAGCTCTTCAGGCTGTTTGACGGGTTTATCCTCGAAGAAGTCAGGATCAAAATACTCAGAAGAAAAATATCTGTTCAAGATATCTTCAGCTAGAGCTTTGACCTGGCTAATGTTAAGCGGCCCATAATGTTTTTGAGCCTCTCTGATCATCCAATCTTCTATAAAAAACTGTCTCATTCTTTCTTCCCTTCTAACTTCAATCTTATAACGAAGTTTTTGATGTGGTTATCTCCTAGTGTTTTGGAAATATCACTAGAAACTATAATATTGTGGAAGATACCAGGTAAACTTCCACCATTACGAAACTCGTTGTCTAATACCCTATCATAAGTGTTTGCTGTATCCTTTGCAACTTTATGAGGAGCACAGATAAGGGCAGGGACTACAATGTGTTGGTTATGGAAAAGCAGGAGATAGAAGATATCTCCTCTGTATTTTGATCTGATACTTGTAATCTTACTAAGAAAATACAATGGTTTTATAGGCCCAAGCTTAGCTTGTAAGATAAGCTTAGGCTGTTTTAATAAGTATCCTGAATCAAATTCTTTCAAGTACTTGTTATGACAGTAAAGCTTTTTTAGTTTTGTTTTGCCTATCTGAAATAAAGAGAGAAAGTTATCTATATCTTTTTTCTGTAATGAAATACTCTCTCTCTCTATTATATGCTATGTTTCCTAGGTGACGGTTATCATAACTACGGATTCCAACAAATATAGGACATGCTAGTTCCATAATACTAGTTATATGTTTCTTTGATTCTTTGATACTTCTGATTCCAAACGATAAGAAGGTTCTTATCATTTGTTTGTACTACGAGATGGTGTAATTTGCATATATCATGCAAGGTTACAGCCTCATTCATCTGCTTTCTTAAGTGTGACATATGATAAGTCCTCCTTACTTATTTTAATGCACAGTGGCATACGGATACCATGTGCACCTTGTTCTAAAACTTCTATCTCTTTTCCTTCAAGAAGAGATTTTACTTCTTCTTCAAGAAGATTGATAACAACTTTGCGATTGTGCCTTTCCCATATTAGGGGTCGGCTAATCTTATGATCGATAAGTAGGAAATTAGGTTCCCTATCATAAACAAAGTCGATTATACGTTCTTCGTCTTCACATGTAAGGTCATCATTATAGTATGACCCTAAAATAAAACCGCTTTCATCAAGACAGCAAAGAATCAAGTCTTGCTTCTTATAATTGGAAGCAATGCCTTTTATGACCCTGTATTTGTAGCCATCTCGTGCTACTACTGTCATTCCGGTCACAAGATCACTTTTTTTCATTTTACCTCCCCCCCCCTAATCTATTCGTGGATGCCCTGCTTTGCAGTTTTTTGCATACACAATGTTCTTCTAGCTCATTTGGATGTGTGGGAAACATCCTATAAGCTTTTGCTTTTTCTCCACAATATGAACACTCAGAATAATTATCGTCTTCGTCTTCAATGACAAGATTAGGATCAAAGTGTTCAGTATTCAGGTATCTTTCGATGATATCGTAAACTAAAGTTTCTACCGTAAAGTAACTTGAGTTACCATAACATCCTTCGATTTCTTTTCTTGTCTCATCACCTATCATGATGTTTATATTTAACATGTTACCTCCTAAGGAATTGTAAAAAAAGATCGGCTTGGGTTGTACTATGCTTTATTTAACAATATGGCGAGTATCTTGTTCCAAATTCTTTCTTTAACTTAGACAGACAATCATAGCACATATAATCGCCATGTGAGTCTGTTCTATCATAAAGAAAATTAAGAAACTCTTCGCTTTCGTCTAATTCACTAAAATCAAACATATGATTTTCATGTTCAACCATATTGTCGTAACATTCTTGACACATTCCTGTGCCACAGTTAACGCAGATAAAATACTCTGCTATATTACCATTATCACAGTATTTACATACCTTGTTATTTTTCTTCATATATCTTCCTTGGCTCTTCAACGATTTTTAGTCCTTCTATGCTTCTACATTTTGCTAATTCTTCATCATCGACTTCTACTTCTTTAATTAGTACGTTAGACCTGCAATTATCACAGACAAACGGTCTTCCGTTTAGGTATAGTGTGTTACACATTCGGCATAAATATACTTTTCTCATTACTTATCCTCCTAAGTTTGTAGTTGCCCACTAACAGTGAACATCGGCAAAAACAATGTATTTTTTATTACCAAATGAGATGTCCATCAGATTTGTCAGACCAGGTTGGTCTAGCTGCCATGAATACAGCTCTGATGACCATAAGTTAAATTCTTCTTGGTGGAATCTTTTTTGCTCAGTTTTGAATTTACAATACTCAACTAACTGATCCCATTGGTAAACATTCAAACTGTCTTCATTCATTTTGAAAGCAGTTATGGTTGTGACTAAGTCTTGGTTAAGATAGAGATGATTTGCAGCCTCTAATATAAACTTTTTAACACGTGCAAGATTCCAGGTCTGAAAAAAGTGTCGAGGCTTACCTTCAAACAAAACTTCGTCATCTTCACTGATGGCTCCCATAACTGTTTTCCAGTTATTGAAACTTCCCCACTCTTCTGTGGTTTGTTCTACAAACTTCATAGCCTCTTTATGCGAAGAGGCTTTAACTGAGAATAGATGGGTAACATGCATAGAGCCTCCTATGCTCTCTTCTGGAACAATTCACAGGTTGAGTGGTATGGGTTTTTCGAGAATATCACAACATTTTGAGAGTTACCTTCCATCTTTCCCAGAACATTACACCCGTAAGCGTATATTTCGCCCATAGTTTTTGTTGTGGTAAATTCTGGATGATAACGAATTATTACTTGATGTGCGCATTCACAACAACAGCCACCAAATTCTTTTCTTATCTCAGGGTCTAGTGTGCATTTACTCATAATAATAATGTCCTTTCAGATTTTTTCAAGCCTGCCATCATTTTCTGAGCAATAAAAGGTATCATGGAGCATAAGGTTCTAAACATGCTAAATGTCATCCTATACTCTACTAATACATTCTGTTGCTACTCTACAGCAGGTCTTTTTTACCTAATCTTATCAGTTGTTAGCATTACTTTTAAAAAGTAATACAAATGCTGAATCAAAAAGGTGGTTAAAGTTGGTTATTAAGAAGTAAAATAATAAGAGATACCTCTGTATATTATTATAATGATAGAACATACACAAGGAACAAACATAGTAATTATTGACAATATAACTTACTTAGTAGATGAGATGTCTCTTATAATATAATTTAGGCTGTCTGATCTCTTAGGTCAGACTTAGCCTTGTTAATTATCTGGTTTAGACGTCGGATATCTGGAAACAGATCTCCTTTGACGTCGTTGATAAGTTTTACTCTTTGTTGTCTTAATTCTTCTATTGTTTCTGCTAGAGCTTCTCCTGAAGTTCTTTCCAGGTTATCTAATTCAGAGAGAATGTGATTTCTATATTCCTCGGCTTTTTTTAGTTTTCTTTCTGGGTCGTCTTCTTGTTCCAAGTGATCTATTACTCTGTTTTTTACCTTTGTTAAAATATCTAAAGTTTTTTGTTGGTTGTTTTGATTTGTTTGTTGTTCCATTTGTAACTCCTTATTATCATTTTGGATTAATAGATAGTAATAGGTGACCGCCATACTATCAATAGCGTGCTGGTGCTTCCCCAACATATTACGACAAACTTATATACTAAACTGTAAAATAACAGCAGACGACAATAGTATACAAGACAGTATTTAGAGTCCTGGATTAAGACTGTTCCCACAATAGAGTATATATTATTAGTTTTTATAATTATTAGTAGTTGAGTGTAGTGTGTATATTGGATTTAGTTAGATTATGAGGGTTAGTTATAGTGCCTTTCTAGCAACATTTTTCTTTCATTGTTAGGTTGAGATTAGAGGTTAGGTTAGGCAGTGTCAATAAGAAGAGAAAACAGACTATTGCAATAAGAGCAATAGCCTGAAAACTAAAGGAGATGGTATAATAAAATTAGACAAGAGATTTTAGTGCGATAATTGGAACTAAGTCATTTACACCAAATGACTGTTTATTGTTATTACTGTTAGTATTAGTAATCAACTTATCGATTTTACCTGATAAGTTGTCAATGGATGATGCAACTTTCTCTATGTTTTGAGCGTTGTTTTTGATTTGTTGACTTAGTTTGATGTTAGCTTGCTCAAGATTTGTGAGTCTTGAGTTAATGTCTTTGCTTTGTCTCTCTAAGTTTTTAATCCTAGTATTGTTTTCTTGTGGCATAGTATCCCTCCTTGTTACTCTAGAGTTTAAATTTAGAAAAGAAAGCATGCTTTTCTCTCTAGAGAGTGATTGTGCCTCTACAATAATATTTATAGTGGTAGGTTGTAGAGGGATTTGGTCACGTACAATTTTCCACCATTTCTAAGTCCAAGTGGTAGGTTGCACATTTCTAGAAAAAGAGGGTAGTTTTTCTGGATTAAGGGTGAATGTAACCTTTTGTATTGAAGTGTCTTAGAGACTGGTTTTACTTGATTGTAACCAAGGAGGGGTAGGTTGTAATAATAAAAAAAAAGAGAGGCTACAGTGAGAAAGGAGAAATAATGATCACATAAACAAGAATTACGTAACATACTTAAAACACTACAACCTCTCTGATCACAAAACAAAAGAAGGACTACCTCTGGAATAATGATATACTTGAGAGAAAAATCAGAAAAACTCTCAACAAGAGGCAGCCCTCTTTTTATTTATAGCACAACTTAGTTAGGAGGACTAGGTTGTTCTTCGCTTTGTTTAGGGGTATCTGGTTCGTGTTTGTATAGTTCCATCTTAGGTTTAATACCTAAGGCTGAGGTTATACTAACTATCTCTAACAGAGAAGGTCTTTTTTGTAGGGATAGTATCTTTCTCAGTCTTCTCTTTCTAATACCTGCAATAGCAGCTATTTGATTTATCTTGATAGGATTAGTTCCTATGTAATTGTTAAGCGGTACGACAACATTACGGGAAAGAATATTAGCTTCCATTTCTAGTGAAAAATCTTTCATTTGTCTTCTCCTTGTGGTGTTATAAGGTTTTGGTCAGGTAGGTTACAGGGTATTGTCCCAGTTCCATCACTAGGTGCCAAGTTTGGTGTATCCCAATCCTGATATGGGCTAGGTTCAGGGTATTTAGGTTGTATAACAAGTTGTGGTTTTAGCTTTAAGATATACTTCTTCAACGCTGTTTTGCTTAGCAGGTTTTGTAAGGTTTGGATAAAGTCTTCTGCTGTCATATTGTCAATATCTGTTGTTTGTATTTCCAGAATGTTGTCTTTTTTATCTAGTTTTACAATCATAAAATACCTCTCTTAATCTCCTTATATCTTGCTTTAAAGGCTTGTCTACGTAAGTTAAAACAAAGTTTACCCATCCAACCAAACCTCAGTTTGTTTTCATCTCTTTTCATCAGACGTTGCAGTCTTTCAAGTTTACTTATCTGTTGTGGTGTTAGTTCTTTTGGTTTTAGTATTGTTGCTGTTGACATGTATAATCCTTTTATGTGTTAGTAGGCTAAAGTGTTTTAAAATCATAGCAGCCTCATCAATAGCTTTGATGGACTCTATAGCCTGTTTATCTGTGATTACTCTTGGCAATAAGCTCTTCATTAAGCTCATGTGATTTAACCCTTTCTGCAATCCTCATAAAAGCTAAGTCCTTAGCATTCTGGAAGTCAGGATCGCTACGTCTGTAAGCAGCTTTAAGCATACGTTTTGTCTCTTTAGCTTTCCTAACCATCTCTGTTAACTCATGCTTAGGCCTAAGCTTTCCCTTCTGGTCTACTGTTCTTGTCTCTATCATGATGAATCTGTAATAGCAGAGCCAGTGATGGTAGGCTTGCAAGTTGATATCAAGCTCCATTAACATCTGTCTGACTCTTAGGATCAAGCATGTTAGACATGATGAGGAACATCTGTATAAATAGTTTCAAGATCTGCTTCTTGGTCATGGTCTTGGTATATTTAGCTATATCTTTGTAGATAAGCTCTACTAGATCGCCTTTAGGACTCTCTGGTAGATTGTTGATAGAGCTAATGATCTTGCCAATTATGAAGAATATCTTGTTATTACGTTTTCTGCTTATGTTCATTTGAACTCCTTTGTAGTTCAATGGTTGATCGATAACGTTCTTTTAATGCTGATACTGTACTGGTTAGTGGTTTTTCATCCACAATGTTAAGGCCAAGTACATCTGCAAGGGCGAACAAGACGGTGAACCTGTCTATGGTTCTACGGATAAGATAGACAACCTCCTCTAAGCTTACATCTTGAGTTTTGTCTAAATAGTTGTTAGCGTCATCTACCGTCTTGTCTAACGCATCCTTGTACCTGTTCAGCCATATTCTGGCTCCTTTGCTCATTTTACAACCTTTTCTAGTGATTAGTCGTCATTAGGTTCTGTTGATTGTGGCTTGTGTGCTTCTTTGCTTTCTGCCTCTTTAATAGCTTCCTGAAGCTCTGTTTCGCGTCTGTCGAACTCTTTCCTAAGAGCTTCAAGGTTGATGTACTTTTCTACATCTTCTTTCTTGAAGTTGAGTGCTTCAAAGATGCTCAGTACAGCATCTAAAGCTTCTGGTACGTCCTCTCCTGTTGATGAGGCAGCATAGCTGGCTGCTCTGTCTTGTTGAGGCTGGGTGACTCCTGTGATTGAAATCTTAATCATTCTGTACTCCTTTGTGTTAAAGTTGTTTGTACTCTTCGTAGTTACAAGCTATCCATTGATAATTGATAAGATCCTGTAGTGTATCTTCTAGAGCAAGCTCTCGATCGGGAACCTTGTCAGGATCTTGATCTAAGATATCGGATAGTCTTACCGTCTTGAGCATGGCTAACATCAGGGCAACCTTCTGCGGGGTGAGCTTTCCATCGCTACCGCCCCACAGTATGGCTAACCCTTCAAAACTGTCTCCATACTCTTGCTTACGTTTACGGATCAGTTCTTTGTCTACTGTCATTTAGGCTACCGCCTTTACTGTATCTTTCTTTTTGTAAGTTATTGCTATGTCCATGTTTAATATTCTGGACTTACCTGCTATCTCACGTCTCTTCCTTGTATTCATCGTATCAGTGTTAAGTTCTTCCAGAAACCTAAGATAGTTGTCGTAAGAAAGGATTATCCAACTAGGTCTGAAGCCAGTTCTAGTCATAAACTCTGTTCTTACTTCTTGTATCCTGTCTGAGACGGTTTCTTTGACAGTTTGGGAATTGTCGTCTTGGGTAAATAAGTCTGGTTCTGCATTAAAAGTTTTTCCCATGTAATCTATCCCTCTGCTTGTTAAAGCGATATTTTAGCTTGATATGTCTATCCAGGTCAAAGCTATGTTTAGTTTGTAGCCTTCCTACTAGGTCGGCTAGCCTGATGAATGTATCAGCTATTTCTTCGGGAAAGCTGCCTTTGATCTTCTCTTGGTAGGCCTTAAAAAACTTTTTATCATTCTGGATCTTCTCAACCTGACTCAAAGTATCAGCAGTGGGGAAGATATTTTCAGGTTTATCAGCACAACGAAATGTCTCAAAAGCCTCAGCTAGCTCTGTAACTATCAACATAAGGCTGGTACCCAGCTCCTTTGGGTTATCCCAAAACCCTTTTTCTTTTGCCAGTTCGTGTGATTGTTTTACTAGTTTTGGAATAGTCAAGGAAGGCTTAAACACGTTAATGGTGTTGGATCGTCCTTCATAGCCTACTCTAAGTTTGTCTCGATGCTCCATTTGATCTCCTTTGTTTAGCTTAAATTTGGTAGCGGGGGTAGGATTCGAACCTACAACCTCAAGGTTATGGGCCTTGCGAGCTGCCATTGCTCTACCCCGCTGTTAATTGCCTGCCTTGTCTTCACAGCGATAGTGTGATGTCTCTTTCAACAAGGCAAACAAGTCTTCTGCTTTTAGAATTGCTACCCATTCACCTCTAGGGTAGCTGTCTTTTTTGTTTGTCTTCTTGTACCGGTGGATAACTACGGGGGTTTGATGGCTACCGCCATCTTCAATAGCTTGTTTGAGTGGCCCTACGTAGTTAAATCTTTCTGCTGATTTCACTTCCAAGTGAATATCTTTTAGCTCATGAATAATATCTGGAGAGTTCTCTCCACCTTTGAACTGCTGTCCACGTTTAGCGTTTATATTTCTGTCTCTTAGGAACTTAGCAAACTCTAGTTCCATCCTTTTACCTTTTTTCTTTGAATTCATTTTACCTATCCTCCTATCAAACTAGTGCCGGTGTGGGGTAAAACCATAAACACCGGCACTGAAATCTTTGTTACTCAGTTATACTGCACATTTGTTTCTGTTTCAATCCTTAATCTCCACCTCTATTCAACTCAAAAGATCTTGCTGTCCAACAATCTGATGACATAATTACACAACGCTTTATGTTGTCAAGTAATTTTTTTATCACCTTGAATTTTAGTTGGATTTGAAGAGCACATAATTTTTACTTAGCTGTCCAGAATGTTTGCTCGGTTACTGTCAATTGAATGGTAATTCAGTTTTTGAGGAGAACCAGGAGTGAGGACTGACCGACTGACCGACCGACTAACTGACTGACTGACCGACTGACTGAGTGAGCATATATATAAATATATATATGCGAACGAAGGAAGGAGGGAAGGAAGGAAGGCAGGAGGGAGGGAAGGAGGGAAGGACGAACGACTGAAAGAGGAGCAAGGAGAAAGGCGAGTAACACGAGCCTTTCGGCTCTTCTAATATCTCTTTTCTTTGTTAATTCTTTGTAACCTTTCTTATTAGGCTTCTTCAGCCTTTGACCAAGATAAAATAAAATTGTGGACTTGCTCACCTACGCGTAAGCCTCACCTAAGGGTTGGTACCCTGTCATGAGTTTATAAAAAATACAGCCCTGAGACTCATTTGTATAGCTAGGATCAAAGATCTTTTTTAAGAAGTGGTATCGGCTTGCTTAAAAATTATCGTGTCTTAGAGAGCCTAATATTACCTCACAGCATAAACCAGCTTTAATGAGTGTGTATGAAAAAAATACAAAGCTTATAAGTGTATAGCAGTAAAGGATGTAGGGGAATACTGACCGAGAGTCAAGTCTGGGCTGCGTAAAAAAAAAATTGACAGATAGACTCTGAGAACATATCTTGTCGCAGAGGATTTAAAGCTGGAATAGATTATGACGGAGTTAACAGAATTGAACAGAAACAAAAAACAGATTTTAGGCTATGCACAGGCTTACCTGTCATTGCTGTTCGAGCTGGCATCCTTACCTCCCAATGACCGTGATCGATTGAGAGGTGAACAAGAGCTCAACATGTTACAAACCGAGCTTAACAACAGGGGGCTAAAGATCGCTCCTATCAATTTAGACTTACAGGAGAGAGCAATGGATGAAAAGTATTATGTAAAATTCTACAAAACATTCAACAATGGTAGTAAGGTTAAGGATGGACGTGGCAATGTTTTGGACGTTGACCATGGTGGCAGAGTTTGCAAAGCAAAAGATCTGCGCTTCCTTATGGACTTTGGTGAGGGATTTCTACATGTAGAACGTATTCTGGACGAGAAGGTCAGCTGAATATGGAAGTTCAAAATAGTTACGCTTTCGGCTATATCGAGATAGAGCCTGTGCAGGTTGTCAAGAAGGATGGTTTGATATTGCCTGAAACAAAAGGTATACATGCTACCAAGATAGGTCGAGTTGTTTCTGGCCATCTCAAAGACAAACTAATCCTATATCTAGGTAACACTCAGGTAAAAGCAGAATGTACAGACAGAAACAGAACCTTTGTTCCTATTAGTGCCTGCTATGCTACAGTTACAGCAGACTCGGATGAGGAAGTTATTGAAGCAACCGAAGTAAGCAAGTATTATTCGCGGGAGTCAGAAGCTGAATGGCGTAGCTATTAGCAACTAAAAAAAAAGGGTGCCCGAACCTAGTAACTAGAAAACTTGGCGGAGATCTTAGTTACTGAAGTTCACAGGAGTCACATCCCTTTGGCACCTCGTGTTTATAGATACAATCCGCCTCTAAATTGTCAAGAGGTTTTTTTATGAAGACATGTCCTAAATGTGGCAACCCAATGTATGCCAACGGTTTAACTAAACTGAAAACTGGGGCAGTAAGATATTACAGATGTACTGAATGTAATTTCAAATCAAAAGAACACGCTGGTAGTAAGCTACCACGCGGTAGAAAACCTAAACTTGTTGCTAACAATAAAGATAAATGTAAAGAATATATGCAGCAAGATGGTAGTAACTTATATACACAATACTTGGTAGACAGGGTTCCTCGAACTCTAGCGGAATCAGAAGAACTACACAATGTAGATAAATCTATCTGGCAAGCTAAGAAGTTTATCGCTTCTGCTTGGGGCTCTGATAAGAATCCCATGCACATGTTGAAAGTATGGTGGGAGCCACGTAACAGTATTGATGAAAATATGGCAGCAGAGTTTTTCCAGGAGGTAGCAAAAGAAGCTTATAGGCTTCCTAAAAGCAAGCTAACTAGACCGCAAGAAAGTAATAACATTCTGGAGATCTCTATTGCAGACCTACATTTAGGCAAACTATCTGAGGTAGAAGAGACTGGTGAACTTTGTAACCTAGAAGTTAGCCAAAGTAACTTCAGCTCTCTTTTAGACGATCAGATTCGTAAGAGTTTTGCTTATGCCTATGATAAGATTCTCTTTATCGTAGGTAACGATTTCTTCCACACCGACTCTATCTATAACACTACCACAAAAGGAACCTCTCTTGATACTGATGGTAAGTGGTGGAAGCATTATAAAATAGGAACTAAGCTTCTGACTGGAGCTGTAGAGAAGTTACGCCAAATAGCTCCTGTAGAAGTTATTATTATACCCGGTAATCACGATAGACAGCGGATGTATTACGCTGGCTTACACTTGGATGCATACTTTAAGGACTGTGAAGATGTTAAAGTAGATGCTCGCATTATGAAAAACAAGTTCTACAGACATGGAAATGTACTGATCGGTTACTCTCATAAGGGTGGTAAGGATCAGGATCTGTTTGCAGAGATGGCTTATCATCCTGCTTGGGAAACAGTCATACATAAAGAGTGGCATCTAGCGCATTTACATAGAGAGATGACCAAAGACTACAAAGGTATGATCATCAGAAGACAGAAAGCTGCTTCACCTATCTCTTCTTGGGATAAAGACCATTTCTTCTGTCATACCCTCAAGGGTGCTGATGGCTATGTCTACAACAACAACGATGGTTTACTGGGTTACTTTCCCAGTTATCTACATATCGTGAGGGAAGATGCTGAAGTATCACAGCCACAATACAGCTGGTAAAAGAGAAACCACCTACTATCACATCTGGGATCTTGATCCTGAAGATATAGTTACTGTTAAGGATGCTAAAAAAGCTGATAAGGGTAAGTATTTAGATTTTCAGGATGGTTCAGGCCTTTATAGCAGGATAATGAATGTTAGCCCTAAGACTATTAGAACTGAAGCCTGTGTGATCAGACGTGAAGATATTGTCCATATCAGCCACTTCCATGGCAGAAATAAAGCTTATTCCGGTATCTATAAAACTGAAGAGCATGAACTAATAAGACCTTTCAGACCACAGGAGAAGAAAGCTGGCTACAATCTTATGAAAGGCAGACAAATAAAGTATCTAACCCCACGCATAAAGGTATTCATTATGAAAGAAATTTCTAAGAAACTTGAAAGCAAAGGAGCTACCGTTGATTGGGCTATAGATAGATTGAAAGAATTAGCAGAGTCCAACCGTGGTACAATAGGTGACAAACATAAAGTTATCTTATCAATCCTCAGGGCTCATGGTGTAGAGCTAGAAAGTATCAGAGGTCTTGATAAAGGTAATGGTAATCGCCCTCTCTTGCAACAATTCAACCAATACAACATTCAACATGACCGCAGAGCTCAAGGTAGTCTGCCCGATAAAAGAGAATTAACAGAGATTATTGAAGATACTGAAGACTTCATGAAGGAGCCTAAGGTTATAGAGGAAGCTCCTCCAGTAATGAAAGATACAGAGAAGTAATGGATATAAAGACTCTACAAAGCTTATCACAGAATGAATTATTTAAACTCATAAGAGCCTTAGAAAAGGATTACTCTTTATTTGCAAAAGTAGCAATGTCACACATTGTCAAAGATATGCCCACCTACCAGAAAGAAGTGTATTCTCTCTTGAATAAGCAGCGGGAAAGGAAGTTTAAATACTCAGCATTTGTTCTCTCAAGAGGTCTTGCCAAGTCAACAATGTCCAAAACAATACAGGTAACTAGCGATGTAGTATTTGCTAAAGAAGCCTTCCCGCTGCTACTTTCTGAATCTATCGACCAGTCAGTAAAAGACTTGTCTGGTGTTAAAGATGAGATCGTCCATAATGAGTTTATAAACGTCTTAGCAGGTAATCTGAAAGGTTCTATCTGGAATAATGAAGAGGTAGAGTTTGCCAATGGAGTTTACTCTGCTGCTAAAGGCTATGGCTCTAGGATACGTGGGATTAAATGGAAAACACAAAGACCTACTAAAGTAATTCTGGATGACTTTGAATCGGAGAACAATACCAGAACAACACATCAAAGAAATGCTGTAGAGAACTGGTTGGATGCACAGGTGTTACCTGCTGGTGAGCCAAAGACAGTGTTTCAATTCTGGGGAACGATCGTACACCCAAAAGCTTTTCTGGCTCAGATCAAAAACTTACCATACTTCCAACCTCCCAAAGGTGTCTTCTACCGCAAAGATATCGAGGAAGGTGGCATACCTGCTTGGCCTAGCCGGTTCCCAATGGATTGGATTGAAGATACTAAGAACTATTATAGCAGCAAGAATAGATTATCTTTCTTTCTGCAAGAGTATTATAACATAGCAAGAAGAGCTGGCGACCTAGTATTTAACGTAGACCAGCTACCTATAATGGATGCCAAGTTTGAAAATTATGACTACATCACCTATCTAAGGATCAATGGTCAGAAGGTACCCGTGAATGTATTTATCGGGGTTGATCCGGCTAGAAGTTTAAGAGTAGATGCTGATGACACTGCCTATTTTGTTATCGGTGTTTTACCCTCTAACAAAATTGTCCTTCTCGAATGTATAACTGAGAAGTCCAAACCTAACCAACAAGTAAAGAAGATATTTGAACTAGTAAGAAAATGGCATCCTGTACATGTAGAAGTTGAGGTGAACGCTTACCAGTTTGCTTTAGCTGACTGGTGCAGAACTAAGATCAATGAGGGCTGGCAACCTGCCTTTCCTATCAGAGAGTATGATAGTAGAAGCTCCAAGAACAAGAAGTATATTGCTGGCCTAGAACCTTATATCAACGGTGGATATGTAAGCCGAATAAAGAATATGTCAGGCTGGGATGTCTTTAGATCAGAGGCTACTGAGTATGATGGTGGTTCTACTGACAACTCTGACAACTCCTTAGACGGACTGTTCTTAGCTCTTAATTCATCTTACGCTCCTCAAGATTTTAACGTAGATGAGGTTATCACAAACGTCAAAACAAAACAATTAGGTAAAAGCAAAAAACGAAAACTTAACTGGATGACAATTTAAGAGGTAATATGATTAGAAAGATAAACTCAAAAGAATCTTACAAAAGATTTTCTCAACTGGCAACCTATGAAAACAATGGTAAGTATGGCCCTTGGAAAGATCTATGTAGAAACCTACGTAGTTTTTACTTTGGCAACCAATGGACTCAAGAAGAAAAGGAAAAGCTAGAAGAAAGAGGTCAGTATACTCTAACGATCAATAAGGTTCGTAAAGCTATTAAAGGTATGACTGGGCTGTTTGCAGCCGCTCTGCCTAAGTATAAGGTTGTTGCTGCTGGACGCTCTGATACCTTAAGGGCTGAATTTGCTAACAAGATATTAGAATGGGTATGGCAAAATTCTAATGGAATCACTATGTTTCAGAGGTTAGTAAAGAAAGCTCTTATCGAGAACATAGCTTATGCTAATATTGTTTACGATCATACAGGGAAAGTCAAGTTCAAGATGTTGGACTTTGATGAAGTTATTGTGGATCCTAAGTCTAAAGACCCCCTCTTTAGAGATGCAGAGCGTATAGCTATTGTTAAGTATATGTCTGTAAGTAAGGTGAAACAGTTGTATGGTGTCGATGAGATTATGCTGGATACTCCTGATGACTGGACTCCTTTTGAGAATGATGCTACCACTAATGTTTATCTCAACAAGATGGTTAGCGAAGATAAGAACTATGTACGTGTCTATGAAACCTATGTGAAGAAGTACTTCCGACAAGAAGACGGTAGTATTAAAACTCAAATCGTAAAAGAAACCTTGCTGGGTTTCGACACTGTCTTCGAGGAAACACTTCCTGCTGAGATCCAAGACTATCCTATCATACCAATCTTTGTAGAGGATACAGGTAATCCTTATAAGCTGGGAGAGGTATATTTCCTTAAACAACTACAAAAGTTTATTAACAAAGCTTATGGAGTCGTGTTACTTAATGCTCAGCTTACCTCCAACCCCAAGGTTTTTGTCAGAGAAACTGATATACCCAGAATGAACGTAGAAGAGTTTGAGGATAAGATGGCTCGTCCGGGTAGCTTGAATGTCTTAACAGGTAATGCTGAAGTACCATTTACCGTACAAGGCCAACCCTTGAACAGTGCTTTCTTTAACCTGTATGCTGATGCTAAACAGGAGTTCCATAACGCTTCTCTACCACAGGAGATACTGGGGTACAATGACTCTGCTAGACAGAACAAGGGTGGTACAAGCGAGCTGCTTGATATCAAGGAAACGGTAATAGATTCAATGAGAGATTTTGTCTCTAACCTAGAAGCAGCGGTAGTACAAATGGGTAAGGTAGCTCTACAGTACTCTCAAGCTTATCTATCTAAAGAGAACATGATCTACATTGTGGATGCTGAGCGCAATATACAATCGGTTCAACTTAACCGTGAACAGGGTATAGATGCAGAAGATCCTCAATCAATACAAAGATACCAAGAACACTTAAAAAGCAAAGGAGCTTCAGAGGAAGAGATAATTGCAGAACTCAACAAGATCAGCAAAGATACTGAGTATGCTAAGGACATAACCTATATAGCTAACAATACTGACTCTCTTAATGTTGATCTGTTTATTGTTCCCGGCAGTTTCTCTCCCACTTACAAGATGGCTAGACTTCGTTTGATGATGGAACTCTACGAAGCTGGGGCGGTTGATAATAAAGCTATCTTAGAAAACGCACCCTTAGAAAACAAAGACGAGCTGATTCAACGACTTGATAACTTAGCTCAAGCTAAACAGAGGATCGCTGAACTGGAAGAACAGCTTGAGATACTCGAACGTGATCTACATAGTCGTACTAACCAGCTTACTAATGCCAAGATCGATTCTAAGGTTAGCTCTGAAAAACTTAAACTGCAAAAGATGCAGGCAGAGCAGAAACTTAAAAATCTGCGTGATAAGTATACTAACAGAATTCTAACCAAAGAACAGATTATGGAACTTCAAAACAAAGTTAAAGAAATTATACTGGAAGAAAAATACGAGTCGATGAAACGACAGCTAGAAGGCGAAGAACAGCAAGCTGAGAAGGATGAACAATGGTTGGAACAAGTCTTCAATTAAATAATAACTTGCAATATGTTCTGAACTAATTATAATATACGGAGGAAACATGAACATTGCAGAACAAGTAAAAGGATACCAACCTGGTTTACCGCTTAACATCAAGTCAGAAAATTTTACGCCTGACTTTCAAGAGAAAGTCATAGATATTGCTATGAATGGTGTAAATGTAAACCCTAACTCAGCCGAGCCCTCGGCACCTCAAGAAGGTCAGCAAGCTAACCCTCAGCAAGAACAGGGTGGCGACACTGTAACTGTAAAACGCGAAGAGCTAGACCGCTATCGCAATATGGAACGTATGATGAACGATCCCAGTTACCGTGAATACTTTGAACCTCAACAGCTTGGAAGTAACCCTGCTGACCAGAATAGAGCTCCTAATTACAACAGACAGGAGCCTCAGCAAGAATCAGGGCAGCAAGATAATTCTGGTGACAATGACAATGACTGGGGAGATATTTTTGGACTTAATACCCAGGATAACCAGAATCAACCGACAGAACCAGATCGAGACCAACCTAACAACAATCAAAACACAAACCAGAATGACAATCTCGAAAGAGAGTACAAGACCCGCGTAGGCCAAGCGTCTAAAAAGTATGGTGTAGACCCCAAAGGCTTGGATAACTTTATCAGCAGATTAGATATATCTGACATGGCTCAGATATATAAAGGCTGGGTCCAAGCTAGAGAGAAGATGAGTGAAAGTCAACAGGGTAATGGGTCGCCCACTCCACAAAGGCAACAGCCGGTTCAAACTCAACAGAGAAGACCGGCTTCTCCGAACTTATCGGATGAGCATGGAGAGAAACAAGTCCGCACCTACCAAGGACTAAACCTTAACAATAAAGGTAATAGTCTTATAGACTTTGGCGTTTACTAATCAATTTAGGAGACTATAATGCCTGACATAACTAATTATGAAGGACTAACTACTAATTCGCCTGACGGAGCGTGGAATGCCGGTCCGTTGGCTATAAATGACCTGAAAACTTCTGGTGCTGGTACTGAGATGGCAGCTGCTGTAGCTGCTGGTAAATACAGCATTGACATCGAGGGTGATGTTCGCACCTACCAAGCGATGGACTACCCATTGCTGACTCTTATCTCTAATGCAGGAAGTATAGGAGAGAATACTCCTTACATATTCTGGAATGATGAATACGACCAAGACTCTTGGATCGACATTGCTCTGGATAACCTGCGCTTGAGATCTACCTTTGAAAGCGGTAGCTTTGACATTGGCGGATCTCTTGGTGCTACTGCACCTATCAGACCCTATTCTATTGACAACTCTAACCAAAAAGGTGGTAAGATAGAATGGAAATCTGTAGGAACTCTACCTGCCGGTGACATAGACGCATCTATGTCTGCTGCTGCAGAAGTTGCTCTTAACTCAAACAAAGAACTTATCTTTGGTTTTGATACCTCTGGTATTCAAACCATTGGTGGTACTGAAATGGTTATCCGTAAACTGGATAACATGCTGCGTAACCTTGGCTACGAAGCAACTGAAGGACTCGGTAATGCCAAAGAATACTACAAGCTTGCTTACAACAACAATGTTAAAGCACCTGCTTATGTAGCATTCGACAATATCAGTTACACTACTGACGGTGGTACTACTATAGAGAATGACAATGAAGTCATTGCTCGCGTTCAAGAGTTTTATTTCTCTAACGATCTGAGCCAAGTGATCTTCAACATCAGCCTCTATGACTCTAATATTCACGCTGAGTGGGATGCAACTGCATCTAACAACGTAGTGTGCTTAGAAGAGATTGCTAGTGGTGACGGTACTGTATTTGACTCTGTAGGCTCTGGTTATTTCCGCATAGCCAGAATGGCTCTTATTGGCAAACCAGTACAAGCTCCCCTGCCAATCGCTGAAGGATCCCGTCTTAACAAGACTGGTGGATTCATTCGCCACAGAGAGCGTAAGGGCACTTACACCCAGATATTTGATACCGATATGTACGGTATCACTGGTACTGCTCAAGCCACTAAATTCAGATTTGGTGACGGTTTCAAAGAAACTCGTGCCACCTACCTGAAATTGTTTAAGGCTAAACAGGAAGCTGCTGGTCTCTTTGGTATCAAATATGAAACCTACGCGGTTTCTGATGATGGCTTTGAGAATGGCAAGCCTGTACGTGCAACTTCAGGACTTCTAGACTACGCCATGTATCCTATGAAGTACTTCAAGACTGAACTGCCTGCTTACATTACTGCGGGCTCTAACGATGGAGGTGTTGAGTACTTAACTTGGTTGAATGACTTGATCGCGAAAGCTGCTGCTTTCCGTCAAAAAGGAGCACGTAATCTGACTTTCTTGGTATCTCAGGACTTCCTGAACTACATGAATCGTCAGAATGCTTTCATCGGATCCCAACAAGGTGGTAATATCACTGGTGGTATCTGGACTGCTCATACTCCTTCCAAGCTGACTTATGGCTTGAAGATATATGAATACAGTTCTCCAGAAGGATCTGTGAACTTCATCCATGAACCTATGCTGGATAACCAGCCTTCCTTGCCTGTACCAAACTTCATTTTCGGCAAGAATGTTAACCCTCGCAAATTGATGCTGAGCATCGATACTGCCAACATCCGTAGACATACTCTACGTGGTGACAAGATTATGGGTAACCTGCAAGAAAATGACCGTGATGGCTTCTTGGAAGGCATGCGTGGTGAGCATGGTTTCAGTGTAAGATTCCCAAGAAACAACACCCTTATTTACTGGGGAGACTAATCTATAAACGGGCAGGACTTCTGTCCTGCCCTTAACTTTAGGAGTAAACTATGGTAAAACCTAAAAAGATAATGATCAGCAGGCCTACGATTGCTAGGTACTCTATCGAATTACCGAACGGCAAAGCTCTTGAGCTCAGTCGCAAAAACCCTTATTACATCACAGATGATCCTGAAGTGATAGAGTTCTGTGCCAACCAAAAAGGATTGGCTCTGGGAGATCTTTCTGACAAAGAATTTATCACTTATGCTGAGAAAGCTCTTTATAACCAAGAGACAGTACGCAATCGTAATGTGAAGCTAGAAGATGTAATTGGTCTTCAGTGGAGTACCGAAGAAGAAGAGATGGTTGTAGATAAGCTTAAAAAGCTAGGCTACATTTGCTATCCTAATAAAGAGAAAAAAGAGGAGATGGAGAAAGAAAGCTCTCCTGAAAACAAGAAGGAGTAACCTATGCCATCAATAAAAAGCGATGTATTATCTCTTATCTCTCAAGGACAGGCAACTGTTATAGATAAGATAGTCATCTCTGGCAAGTTTAATGAAGCACAAACTGTAGAAAGTTATGTGCCTCATCTTAAGATAAGATCTGTTGATGCTAATGGTAAGGATACAGATCTGCTTGGGTCTGACGGGGTTGCTCTTTGTAATTATAATAACTCTGAGGGTGATAAGGTTGATAGATTAAGTTCTATTAATGTGCCTTTTATTCCCTTAGTAGCAATGCAGTATGAGTTAACTAATGCTAACAATATACATACTGTTGATTACATAATTATCGTGACAAGTCACGGTGTTCCTATCACGTTATACGGAGGTAACTAATGGCACAAATTGATCTAAACACACTTGATACAAATACTGCCAACTTCAAGTTGCCACGTTTTTATACGATCCAAGAAGGCAAGGCTTTAATCCCTTCCCAAGTTGTAATCGTTTACAAGCTAAACGATACAGTCGATCCAGAGACAGCTACAAATCTTCCACAACTCAAGGTAACAGCTACCGGGCTTGATGGCAGTCAGCATCAAACAGATCCCGTAGACTTAGATCAAGTAGACTCGCCTGCCTTGCAGATAATCGATATTAATGGTGCTGGTGAAACAGCTCATCTTGATATTGAGATCGAGAACAGTTATATACTTAATGAGCTTTTTTCCGTAGATGTGATCTTTTCTAATCAAGCTACTATTACTGAAGAAAGCCCTGAGTATGGTTATGATTCTGGAGTATAACCGGTAACTATGAAAATAACATTCAACAAAGTCGCTCTGGTAGACTCAGGCTCAACTAAAGTGTTGCAGAAAGCTATCATAGCTTATGCAACTATGCCAAACCCTAACCCTCAACCGGTGTTGGTGGTTAAAGCTAATTATCCTGCCAGTCATATTATGACAGAGAGTAAGGAGATCCTGCGTGTGAGCCTACCAGATACTGGTGGTGAAGTATCGACCGAAATGTTCGATATACCAAGGGAAGATCTTTATGCTGATGTCGAGGTCACAGTAGAGAACTATGACTTCATTAAGGATATCCGCGGTATAGACTTTACCTTCCACCTTACCAATCGCATACCATACCAAGAGGTATTGCAAGATGACTTTGTTATGAGTGATAATAAGACTTGGGATTGGAGTTAGAAGTGGCAGAGCAAGGCATACTTGAATTTAGAGATGGTGAAACTTTTGGCTCTTTTCGATCAAGACTGAATAGTAATTTTAGTTACCTTGAAGCACAGATAGCAGGCACTGCCAATGTTGCAACAACAGGAGATATAATTGAGACCTTAGATACAACTGACCCGTTACCGATTTCAGCCAAGATTGGAGATATAACTATCAAAGATAAAGCTATGTATGTTTACGTTGGAGAAGAATAATGTGGAAGAAACTAACTAATGAAGATACTCTAAACTCTGCTATTGACAACAGGCTCTCTGTTGCTGAGAAGAGTAACCTCAACTCTGGCAAGATGCCTAATGGTAATAGATATGATCTGGGGATGATCAATGATACTGCTGAATACGTTAAAGTAACTCCTTCTCAGAAAACCTTACTGACCAGTGCAACGTCTAGCAGAGGAGGTGCTGCTGGTACTATACCACTCAGGAGTGACGATGGTCAGATGCAGCTGGAAAACCTTGATGTTTACACTTTAGATGTAGATAATCCCAGCGGATATTCTGTCTTGAACTTATTCCGTAACACCGGTTATTTTGCTGACATTCATTTCTATGATGATGCTGAAAGTACAGGGGCACGGTTTAGACTTGATACTGATGATAATTTTAATATCATAGCTGTAAATGAATTGTCTATTGGCAGTGTTGATGATATGAACTTTACCCGTAACAGTAGACTGCTGTTATCTCTAAAAGGTCCGCTAGATACCTTTCCTGGAGTTAATGTATATGATGCATTGCGAGTACATCCTAAAGATTCTTTGGAGAAACCTTTATGTGTCCATGAGTATGGTGGAGACTCTGCTTTTCAAGTACAGGTAGATGGCAATACTAACCGCATTATACTTTCTGAAGACAACAGCCCTAAAGTTAAAATCTCCAGTTCAGGCGACAGTTATCTAAACGGAGCTTTGGGAATATTGACCGATTCACCTAGCCATGCACTGGATGTCAATGGTAATGCTAGATTAGTGGGATCATTGTACGTTAGCAATATTTACAGAAGCTCTGGTACTATGAGTATTGATGCTGATACTGGCATTGTTTTTAAAGGTCATGGTACTAGCTATATGGGCTTGAACGTAAACGATGCAGAAGTCAACTTCTGGAAACCTATCAACACTGGTCAAAATATAACTACTACCAGTAATATGAACGCTGGCCTGTATCAGACTGGCAGTTATTCTGGTCAAACAGAATTGATCACTGTTCTTACTGATATCTGGTATACCAATATGGGTGTTCTGCAAGTGAAACAACGTTCCGTACAAGTAAGAAATGGTATCGTAACCAACGTTGGCGCAGAGAGTGGCTGGATTACGCCACTAACTCAAAAGGTATAGAGGTAGCTAAATGAACTATAAAACTCAGATCGATAAGCAGATAAAAGATATGGAAGCAGTTAAGAGAGATTTGGAGATAAATATCTCTACTCTTAACGCAAAAATAAAAACGTTAAAAGAAAAGATAACAATGACCAATGGGGGCATTACTGCTCTCAAAGAACTAAGAAAGAAGTTATAAGGAGTAAATTATGGGCTGGAAAAAGATAGTAAAAGCTAATGATGGCTTAGGTGTTGTAGATAGTGCTGCTAGTAACAAGCTTAGTAGTATAGCTACTGGTGCTGACGTAACAAGTGAAAATACTGCGGCCGGTATTGCAAACCAAGGGGGTTTGGCAACAAAAAATAGCGTTGATTTAGCGTCGACCGAAGTTACAAATAAGAGTTTGGCTAATTTAGACAGTACTGCAAATAACAAGCTTGATGGTATTCAAGCAGGAGCTGATGTTACATCTGAACATCAGGCAGCTAGTATCACGGGTCAAGGTGCCTTAGCAACCAAGAGCTCAGTTGATTTGGCAACTGAGGTTACAAATAAAAGCTTAGCTACTCTAGACAGTACTGCAAATAGCAAACTAGACGGTATTGAGTCAGGGGCTCAACAAAATACTGTTGATAGTGTTAATGGTAGTACTGGAGCAGTTAGCCTTAGTGCTGCTAATGTTGGTGCTCGTCCTGATAGTTGGACACCTGAGGTTACTGATCTACCTTCTGGTATACCTAAGACTAAACTAGAAGCAAGTGTTCAGTCTGGAATCGTAACCCCGTATGCAGACCAAGCCTCTTTCCCTTCAAGCGCAGATGTAGGGGATTTAGCTAAGGCAAATGATACTGGCGAAGTTTATGTGTGGGTAGTTTAGAAAGGAGTAGATTATGGGCTGGAAAAAGATAATAGATGATGCTGCTCTTAACCAAGAGCTAACCAAAAATGAAGCAGCGTTTTTCAAACAGTCGACTGAGCCTACCAATTCTGACTGTCAAACTCTTAAAGCTAGAGATCTTAAAGACGGTGATGTATGGTGGGATACAAGTAAGACTCCAATGCTGAAACATCTTTATGATGCAGATGCTTTGGCTTGGGTAGCAGAGTATAGTACTAACCCTGACAATATTGGCATCTCTGATAATGGAGATGGTACCTATAGTGTTAAGGTGGATGGTTCTGGTAACGATAGTATTGATGTAGGTGCTGAGATAGCTAGTTCTGATGTAACTGATCTTTCAGACTCTAACGGATCTCTTCTCAAAACCTATGATACTAAAACAACCCTAGATGCTGACACAAGCCAAAGTAGTGGAACTGTAGCTAAGGTAACAGATGACACTACACCTGAGAACAACGGTCTCTATGTTTACGATGGAGCTGTGTAATGCTGCTTCTCTTAGCGTTCTATGTAATTAGTATTATTGTTATCTGGTATATGGATGCAGAGCTACAGGCTAACATTTGGCAGATGGCTGACCCTGATAAAAAGAAACCAGGTGAGTTTCATCTTTTAAGGGTAGCTATACTTCTCATCATGTCAGTAACCTTTATAGTAGGATACTGGTCTGAGTTTGGGTGGTATATCATATTGATTACTATAGCCGCTATGTTAGTTGGAATTGTCATCTATGAATTCAGATATTGTTATATAGTGTATGGAGACTGGAAGTTTTACAAACATTGGGGATATCAGATAGGCAAGTGGAGTATACTATACCCTAACTGGAAATACATGATCGCTATTATGTTTGCAGGACTTGTTAGCCTTGGTGTTTTAGTGAAGAGGATAGATGAACGTAACCGAACTTAAAGAAGTATGTCCTTATCTAACTAAGGACGGTATGAATAAAGCTTACTGGGAAATAGTGCCTCAGCTCCGTTTGGAGCTGAAGGCCTTTCCCGTTATGATGCATTCTGAAGCTATTGGCATCAGTAAGGATCATCCTTTGGAAATGCTGGATGGATCTCCAGTAAAGGTGAAACAAATATCAGACATCATGGGAGTAAACATTGTGGATAGCTCTCATAAGAATGTCAGCTTAGGTAATGGCATTATAGGTGACCCTAAGCTAGAGGGTTATAATTACGGTAGTGATTTTGACTTTTGTAACAACTATCATGAGGTAGTTCCAGAGGTATACCTAGAAGGTAACAAGCTAGTTTGTGATAATTATGACCAGATGGAAGGTACACCGGTAATGTTCTGGGTAACAGCTTATGTGTATCCTTTCCTGACTACAGATAACTCCTATGTGATCAACAGTGACTTAGAAGAGTTAGTACCGGAGATAGCAATATTGTGTGCAGGTATCAACCTAGCTAACTACTTCCTGAGCATGGGCTATTATACTGAGGGGTCTAAGGTACAAAACCTAATGACTACTATTAACAAGATGTTTAACCAGAATGTGCCTCCTGCCTATACTGGTAATAAGGCTATGCGTCAGATTAACACTTGGGGATAAAATGAATCTTGAAGACAAACTAAATCAACAGATAGATTTTACTGCTTGCTTAGCTGAGTTTAAAAGATTACTGCCTGCTGAATACTTTGACAGCTTTGTAACACGTAACATTAAACTTGATGGTGTTCCTGAGAAATGGAACATACTGAAATTAGATGACTCGGTAATAGTTCCACAGAATATCTTCAACCTAAAATGGGCTAACGAGAATGTAATTCTTACTGAAACACCTCCTATTGCTACTGTAAGCGTAGATGCTAACCTGCAAGAAGATTATACCAAATACAAAGCTACCAAGTCCGGCAAGTACATTATGGTATATTTCCCGGAAGAGGTAGACACGGTAAACTTAAAAGCCTACTGTGCTCTCAAATCTGAGATCTCAGAGCAGATAAAAGACAGTCTGGTTAGTTTACTGTTTATGTATATTAACAGAGATCAGAGCGGTTTCTTTAGCTCTATGAAGAATCTTGATGTTGCTATTAAAAATTTTAAAGCATCTGAAAGAAACTATCCCAAGGTAACCCAACTCACCGATCGTAAACTAAATCCTTTTCAATTGTAAGGAGATAAGATGTTAAGTAGAGAAATAGAACAATATGGTCAGAACTTCATAGACGATCTCAGATCGGCTTTTGCAGTTATTGTCCATAACTTGATTGGCTTTATTGAGCATGATGTAACAGAGCAACCTTTAGTACCTGCTGACATGTTAGCTCTTCGTAGTCGTAAAACCATTAACCCACTTTCAGGAAAGCTTAAGAAAATCTATGATATAGATATCTACAACTACCAAGCTACTAACGAAGCTGGTATTCTGGGTAACCTTGTAATCAATAACGGTAGCAAGGTCGTGTTACCTGAAGCAACTGATAAAGACCAGCTGATTGTAGATGTTCTTGTTAAAGGTTTCCTTAAACTTTTAGAAGGTGATATGGCTACAGCCTATAACTCTAACCAGCTTGTTTACTTCTTAGGTAAACTTGGCAATAAAAGCAAGAGTGATGTAGCCTTTGCAGAGTTAGATAAAGACACTCCTGCTAATCTAAAACCCTTCCAAATATAAGCGATGGAGGCAAGCATGAAAATAAAACCTACAAATGACAACTTATTAGTAGAACCTAACCATTCTAAACAAAAGGCTGGTAAGATCTACATGCCGGATACAGTTAAATCTAACACTAAAGCTGGTAAAGTATTGGCTGTAGGAGAACTGGCTCAACATGTACAAGAGGGAGATACAATTGTTTACAGAAGTGGTATAAAGCTTAAAGACAACAATCTGATAGTTAAGAGAGTTGACGTTGTTGCTGTAATAGGAAGAAGTAATGGCTAAAGATTATAGCAAGATCAATGAACTTGAATCTCCTAATTATGATGTTCGTAGTGGACGTAGCAGTCATACAATAGGTAAGAGTAGACCTTACTCTACTACTGTTGGTAGAGGTAAACCTTTCTCTACCACACTGGGTAGAGGTAAGCCTTTCTCACAGCAAATATCACGCTCTCAGGGGTTTTCTAAACCTGTAGGACGTGCAACACCTTTTAGTAAACCAATAAGCCAGAAACGTAGTTTCTCTAAGCCAGTCACCCAGAAACAGAGTTTTTCTAAACCAATAAGTCAGAAACGTAGTTTTAGTAAGCCTATTACTCAGAAGCAATCTTTCTCTAAGCCTGTAAGCCAGAAACGACCTTTTAGTTCTCAGTTATCTAAGAAGCAAGCCTTTTCCAAACCAGTATCTCAAAAGCAAAGCTTCTCTAAACCTATAGCTCAAAAGCAAAGCTTCTCTAAACCGGTAGCTCAGAGTCAGGCTTTTTCTAAACCAATAAGCAGTAAGAGGCAAGGTAGTTTTAGTTTGATAAGGTCTCAAGCTAAGATGCTGGATGTGTTTAATACTGCTCAGATAGGCTGGAGCAATGTTACTAGTAAGCAAGGTGTAAAAATAGATGAAGCTTTAGATGCAGATGCTTCTTTGGTTTCTGGAGCAGTTTCTCCTGGGACTGTGTTTGGATTAAGCAGAGATATGGGTTATGGAGTTCCAGGTTATGAAGAGGTTGTTCTTAATGAAGTCTCCACAAGATCTACAGAATATGTTTTAAGGTATATAAATATTCAGTCAGTACCTATCAGAAGTGATGGCACAACTCCTGTAGCAAGAAGTTTGTCTGCTACTGAAGCTCCTTATATTAAAAGACCTAAAACAATAGATGTTTATATTCCGTTTGATAACGTGGCTAACTCTTATATGATACCTTTTGTACCTATTTTAGCTAAAATGAAATTTGCAGTTAATGTGTCCACTGGAGAACGAAGGCCTTGGATTAATTTCAATATTCCAATTGGTTCTTATAATGGACAGGTTTCTACTCCTGCTAATGATAGTGATGATATGGGTTTTTACGATCTCAATAGTTCTAAGATTTCAAGGATTATCTTTAACGAAGTAGTAACTGTTGATGATAGTTATACTGACAATACTGGTGCGACTCGCCCTAACGATAGGTTTTCTATTGAAGGTAATAGCAATAGCTCAGATTTGTTTATAACGGATAGCGAGTCTGATGGCTTTGGTGATAATTGTTTGTGCCCGATAAGTGGAGAGGGTAGTTATATTATTAGAAAAACTGAATATCCGTACAAAGAGATAAGCTCAAGCTATGACGGTGACGGTGGAGCCTTAATGTGTATAAGGTATTCTGTAACCTTTATTGACGAATTGTTTGATGGCAGAGCTATTAAGCCTGGAGACGTTAACTCTGAAGTTTCTAGTGCTGGTGTTGCTACTATGTTATTAAAACCAATCAAGTATGCTTACCAAGAATCCACAAACGACTATGATATGTTTCCTGAAAGCAATATGCAGTCTGTTAGTGTTGTACAAGATGATAAAGTAGCTTTTTCTAATTCTGAAAAAGTCAGTGATGATGATAATGTTGATGACTATTCCTATACCTTTACTCCTAGTGGTTATGATCAAAGAAAGATAGGTATAATTACAGGCAGTGTAAGTTCAAGCAATACTTTTGTTTTTTATATAGACGAACCTACCCATAATTTTGCCCATCGTCAGTATGACTTTAACCTTCTTAATCGAGATCTTAGGATTACTTCTATTAGTAGTATAAAATTTAAAAAGGTTGAGGTTATAGATATACTGCCAGAGAAGGAAATGTATAAAGTTACTGTTACAGTAAACGGTTCCAAAGACCTTACTGTAATGCTTGAATATAAAAAGATAGATCAATGGGAGCTTGGAAATAAAGTTGATGACTTTGACCCTAATACTAAAATATTGACAGCAAAATATTTAGAGTATCCTGAAGATCTTTTTGTAAACTTTGGTACTAGTTATACGATAAATGATACTGCGTTAGGTATTGCAAATTTTGCAGGAAGTTGTAGCGAGTGTTCTCATGCATTATATGAAAAGACCATAGAACCTCAAGTTATGAACAGTATTGCTCAAGCGGTCACGAAGCCTGTTTTAATAGAAGAAGACTTTGTGCTTGGTAATGGTTTTATTGCTTCTGTTCCTGATGTTAGTATGGGCGAAAAACCTTTTGCTATATGGAAAGATGAATATGAGTTTTGTATGTTAGGCTCATCGCTTCCTTTAATATTTCCACACAAAAATCCTTATTCTTTAAATATGCAGGCTCTACGAGATATTGGAGTACCAGTAGGATCTTCGGACTTGGAAGCTATACATAATTACGCTTCACCCATAACAGGCAGTATGAATTTTCTCTTTACTCCCTCTATAACTAATGGTAATGTATATGCTTCTATGCCTACAAAAACTAAAGAATATTTAGGCGGCAATTTAAAAAGCAATCATTATGGAAATAAAATACAAAAAGTTGTGAATGACTTTGGAGCAAAGTTTATACAATACAATAACAGGTTTTATCAAGCAGCAAATAACTATGAAAGACTTTATCTTGGTAGTAAAAGGGTTGTTCCTGAAGTTGGGGAGTTCTTTTGTATTAAAGGATTCATACTGGCATCTGGAGAAACGGATACCAACCTTTATAAAATAACAGTCAATGAAACTTCTGGTGAGCTAATTACTGAAAAAACAGCAACAATAGCTGGCAAGGTTCTGGAAGAGCCTATCAGTAAAAGCAATGGGATTTTACTTCCTGTTAGAAAGTCTGGTAGAAACTTTTTATATACTATACTACCAGACGGTAAATCAATGTATGTAAAAGAGATTGCGAATAGAGAAGTTGTAAAGAAGTTAACAATAGAAGGAGTGGGAGACATTTACATCGCCTTCAACTACAACGACTCTAGTAATACTGATATTTATATATATTCTGTAACCAATGATCTTGGTATTGTTACTCACTCTAAAGTAACCTCAGATAGTGCTATTGTTAATCTCAGTGAACATAAAGGTTTAATATATACTTCGGTAACCATTGAAGCAGCTGAAGGTGAGGACTACACGCTTGGTGCAGATCTTATCGGGTCAACCTACCAAATTACCAGTTCTCAGCTAAATATGGGTAAATACCCTGAGTCAGAATCTATAGCTGACAACATAACTTTTACCTATAAGGACGCCTGTTCTGCTGGGTATCAAGTTACTATAAATGACACAGATTATGGGCCTTATAACTTTAGTAACAGTAAGGTACATAGGGTTATGCTACCCAAACAACCAATCAAAACTTTTAAATACAAAGTTCTGGATTGCAACGGAACACTTCTGGATGTAAAACTGGGAGTAAAAAACTTTAACGGAAACATTGAATAGGAGACATTATGGGACTTTTTGACGGACTTAACATAGAAGAAATAATAGGTAAGGCAGGAAGCTTAGGCGGGTTTGGACTAGGTCTTACTGGTATTGGAGGGCCTCTTACGCTTGGACTCTTAGCTGCTGGATCTTCTCTAGCTACTCAATATGGACAGGAGAAGCGTAAGAAAGAAGCTAGGAATGAACTAAAGAAAAGCATAGAAGAGCAAAGAAAAATAGCTGAAAACTCTAGAGCAGAAGCTGCCTCAAAGAACCGTTCTGCTTGGAACAAAGCAGCTCATCTTGCTGGTGCTGGTCAGGAGAAAGCTGCTTCTGCCATGTATGGCCAAGAGGTTAGTGCTAATACTCAAGCTGCCAGTCAGACAAGAAATAGAGCTATGTCTAGGGCAGCAGAGTTAAAGGCAGAAAAAGGTAAATACGGTAAAGGCAGTGATTGGGCTATCGCGGGTAAAGCCCTTGCTGAAGGGGCTGCTTCTTATGTTACTGCTAGTGCTCTTGGAGGTAAAGGAAAGAATCCTCCTGAACCTCCTAAACCTCCTAAACCTAAGCCTGACATAGGGCCTGATATAAATATAGAACATGATGTAGATATAAAGCCGCTAAAAGAAGATATAAATCTATTGGGCTCAGGGAATAGTTATGTTGATACTGACCTTCCCTTAAACCAGCAACTCTTTCAACCAAATCTGACACACGTTAGTAAACAAATACTAAACAGACCTATGAGAACTAGGTTTAACAACAACCTAAGACCAAGAATAGACTTCGGAATACCAGTAGGTAGATGGGAGTAAAGCATGGATAACAAAAATTATGTAAACCCAATATTGCAATCGATAATGAACTATGCCAACATTCGCATGGCTCGTAGAAGACAACGTCTCGAAGAAGCTAAACTGCATGAGCAAAGCTGGTATCGTAGGCAGTATCTAAAGAAACAGGATAAAGCAAACAAAGAAACTAAGGATAAACTTAATCTCATACAAGAGAGGCTTACTGCCGGGAAAGACAACAAGCCTACTAAGAACAGAAGACCTTTCAGTTATAACCCTTACGATTCTAATCTTGGTAAGAAAAGATCTCTTCTCTTGAGGAATAAATTTTTGAGTAGTAACAGATAGTTATAGGGAGTATAGATGAGTAATGGAAAACTAACTGAAGAACAAGTTAAGAGAGCTACTGCTATAGTAGACTACTTAGAAGAATTTCATGATATACCTAGAGATAAGGCCGCTGCTATTGTTGGTAACTTTCACGTAGAAACAGGCGGTACTTTTGATCCTGAAACAATAAACCCCAATGACAATGGGAAAGCTGCTTATGGTCTTGCTCAATGGAGAGGCAGTAGGGCTAAAAAATTAAAAGATTTTCTTAAAAGCAATTCTCAGGTTGACCCAGACAAGATGAAATTTGTTGAGCATGTTTTTGGCAATAAAAGCGCATTAGCGACTACTCAATTAGATTTTTTGGTACATGAACTTAAGGGTAGTGAGTCTAAAGCTTATCGCGAGCTTAATGCTGCAAAAGGAGTTAAAGATTCTGCAAAAATCTTTAATGAGAAATTTGAAAGATCTGCCGATAAATCTAACAAGAGACCAGACTTGGCTGAAGCTTATTATAGTATTGTTGGGGAAAGAGAAAATTCTTATAAGCCATACTTTGGAGATAAGGCCATAGAAGAACACTATAAGTATCTTAGATTTGTCGAAAAGGCAAAGAGAAACGGTATCCCTATAGTAAAAGTTAAAACAGGATTAACAGGCAAATATGGGGAAGATGTTGTTAAAGAAATGCCTATGAGTTTGGTACAAGAAAAACTTATAGACAAAACGCTTGATTATGACGACATCAAGACACCTGTAACAACCGAAAGTAACGACTCGCCTGAAGACAATATAGACATTGCAGATGAGGAGACGGTAGAAGATCTTATAGATTGGGATGATCTGAAACCTATTAAAGATAGTCTAATTAAGAGCTGGATGCCTAAGTTAAAGTCAGTATTAGCACAGAATGAAGCTAATATGTATTTAGCTGCCATGGGTAACCAGACTGCTATTCAAGGTATACATGATAATAACAAAACTATTAAAGCTCTTCTTTCTAACATAGAATCTTTAGGTGGAATGAACCCTGACAATCCTGACTATGCAACAGCACAGGAAGCCTATGACAGAATTAAGATTATGGGAATGTCTCCTACTGAACAGGGTATCTATTTACAAGAGCTAAAGAATAAAGGTTTTGAGATGCAAGGTCTTGCTCAAGCTATACCTAGCTTATTTACTACTCTCTCAGCTACAATCAGAGGCAAGCAAGAGCTTAAGAACAGCATTATTAAACAGTTTGAGGGTGACGAAAACACTCACCAACGCAACCAACAAGTTCAGAGTATCAACAAAGAGATACAAGAGCTTACCAATCAGAGATCTCTTTTATATAACATTCTTAAGAATAAACTTATTGATTCTGACTCTACTGAAGAAGAGAACCAGATGAATCCACTTATGGCGATGTTGCTTAAACAATAATAAAGGATATACAACATGTCTTCAATTGGAACTAGTACATTAAACAAAAGTAAATATCAACCAGTATTCACTTCCCAAGAAGATACTCAGATATTACATAAGCTAGCAGAACATACAGATAAAAAGTTTCAGGACAATGATGTGCTTAACTCTCTTAGAAAATTTAGAGAGTCTACTCAAGTTAAGGGTAATACTGGTGCTCAAACATTGCTAGCTGTTCATGAGCATCCCGGTCGTGTATACGGGCTGACAGATAGCAATACTAATGATACTGTTGCTATTTATAGAGGACTACAAACAGAAACAGCTGAAATGGCTTTACGTGTATACAAAATACATGGTGAAGACAAGGAAGCTGCTAAGAAAGCAATTGAGTTTATAGATAACTCTGCTAAAGATCTATCAGGTTTTAATAGCAACAAAACCAAAGAACAGGGCAGGTTTCAGAACAGATTAGCAGCTTTCTCTGCTTCCAATAAAAACTATGCAGCTGGTTATATAGATTACTTTGGTGAACTTGATGGTGGCTGGCATCAAACAAGTTTAGATGCTGGTATAAAGTTGACCACTGATCTAGGTGCAGCGGTCACACTTGCTAGTCAGAAACCATTACTTGGTAAGGTTGCTGGCTTCATTCTAGGACAACGTGATGAAATGGCTGCTGTTCGTGAAAACTTACAACAGCATGAATCTTTCGCCGGACTCTCCAGAGGACAACAACAATTGTGGAATACTGTAGGATTAGGTTTAACTGTTGCAGAGACTTGGGCTACTGGTGGTATAGCTAAAGGTATTGGTAAAGCTACCATGACTCACTTCATGCTAAACTCTACTGGTGATGCCTTAATGAGCAATGTTGGTTTGGATCGTAAATATATCTCTGGTGAAAACCCTCATGTTGGTTCCCTAATACAAACAGCTGCTCTTGATTACCTTACTTACAAAGCTACTATGGGAGTAACTGGTATATTAGCAGAGAGTGTTCCTTCCCTGTCTAGTTCATTCTACAATGGAATGATGACCAACGTCTGGGCTAGTGCAGCTGCTCCAGTAGCAAGACTTGGTACTGATGTTCTCGCTGACACTGTTGTCGATTATGCTTTTTATAATGTTGGTGAGAAACTGCTTCCTTTTGAAAATACAGCTCAAACCAAAAGACAATTTGGTAGTGATAGCTCAATAAGTGGTAACATTGTAAATCGTCTTGGTATGAGGATAGCTGCCAGCTTAACCAAATCTGCCCTTACCAAAAAAGGTATTACCGGTATGAGCCAAACCTATGACTGGGCTAAGAAGAATTATGGCAGCAAAGGTGTAAATAAACTAGGAGCAAGGATATTTGCCTTAACCAATTCAACTATGCCTTCTCACATTATGGAGATAGACTCTCAGCTCAAAAAGCAATATAAGGCGTACAATAATACAGCAGACGCTGTAAAGCCTTATGGTGTTTCTGGTAAACCTTTAGTAAGCAAACAGATGTATACTGCTTATTATATGTCTAAAGAGATGGCGACTAATTCTATCTTCAGAGACCTTGTAGATTATAAATTCAACCCTGATGCAACTAAGATAAATAACTTTTTAACATCTAAAGATGTATCTCCCTTTAAGGCTGTAAGTAAAAATCTAGCATCCCTTGGTGCTCGTAGTTTCTTCCGCAGTAATTTAAGCTTAACAGATACGCCTGATATTACCGACATGATAAAAATTATGCAAGCAACTAACCCTAAGCTAAAATTAGATGCAAGTGATCTTGATAGTGAAGGCGAGAAAGCTCTTATGGGAGCTTTTACTGAGGATCTTTTTATTAAACTTAGTGAGATATATGATAAGCATAAAGCTGATCCTGAAGTAGCTAGAGATGAAGTAAATAAGTTCTTAGGTGCTATGGCTAAGAATATTGAGATCACAGGGTTCTCCAATATACCTAAAGGTGTAGCAGAGGATGGTAGTATAGCTCATATTATTAACAGCTCTTCTGCTGAAGAAGCGTTTAACAAAACAAACTTTACTGACCAAGAAGGTAAAATGGTTATCTTTAATCAAGTTGGAAAGTTCTTTGGTGAGTCAGGTGATGCTGATAGTAGTGAGAAGCTTGCTGTTGAGGTTGATCCTGAAACTTCTTTAGAGTTCTTTAGATGGGCTGAAGATATCAGAACAACCCAACCAGTGCTTGTTGTACGTAACAGGACAGGTATACACAATACAGAGTTAGCAATGCCTAAAGACTCTCAGTATAGATCTGCTATGAATAGAGCTGTTGAAGATTTTGGTGCACATGTATTCAGAAGAGTTTATAATATCAATACACCTGAGGGTATGAAAGAGATCGCTTCTAATGATCCAGATTATGGTAATGAGCTTAACAAAGTTTTAGTAGATGTTAAGCGTAAAATGGAGAACCTAAAAAGAGTTTCTAAACTACAAGCTCTACCTGATGACAGTGCTGAACTTGTAAAACAATTCATGACTCCTCAGCAGATTAAGACCCTTCTTCAGCATGATAACAAACTACTAGATGAATGGAACCATGGTAATAAAGAAGATGTGTTAGAGCAGGTTAGGAAAACTAAAAAGGCTGGAGATAAAGAAGCTAAGAGATTACAGGCAGTTATTAGTGCTGTAACAGGAGATCTTTCATCCCTGATCAAGGAGCCTAACTTTATTGATTTGAGTGTTGGTGGTTTTACCGTTGATACCAATAACTTACGGTGGTCTAGCAATCGTATAAACAACACAGATTATGATGGTTTTCGTGAAGTTGCTACGCGGACTGCTCCTACCAGAAACCAACAACCTGAAGAGTTTCTAAGTAAACTTCATAAGACTGCTGGTGTTCTGTTAAAGAACTATACTGACAAGTTGGTTTCAGAAGCTAATGGAACAGGACGCTATCAGGACGAAGGTGGACGTAGTGCTGAAGTAATGAGATTGCTGGTTAAGACTGGAATGTTGGTTGAAGCAGTAGGTAACAGGATTGATACCGAAGTCCTTGAATATTCGCAAAAACAATTTGAGAACAATCAGGAAGCTATTTCTAAACATACAGATTTGCAAAAGCTAGTTGATGCTCCTGGTTTTAGATATATAGCTCAGCTTAACAAAAAGACTGGTGAGGATAACAGTGAAGTTGCTACTATAGCTATGTTCAACCTACTTGAAATACCTTACAATATCGGTAAGGTACGTCAGCAGGTGGTTCCTGTTTTAAATCAGATTGGTGTAGACAAAAAGGGATCTACCTTCTTTGCCATGCTTGCTAGCCTTGATGATAAAGAAGATAGTTCTGCTGAAGTCAGAGCTGCTATGAGAGCAACTAATTCTGGACTTAACCCTTATAAGAAGATGACGGTTAGAGTCAATGGAGAAGACATTACTCTTAATAATGGTGAGTATGGTCTTAATGAAATAGAGCATATTCGTTACCATGAGAAACACAAATCTACCCCTGTAAGCCCTGAAGAAAAGAAAGGTATGTTGAGAAGGGGTTTAGCTTTAGCTGCTCAAAAGCTAGCAGATATTGAGTATCATAGAGAGATGGCTAATAACAATCCTACTACTAAGAATGATATGGACAATATCAGAAAGACAGTAGAATCAAAAGTCAAAGCCATCCTTAATGATGATATCGATAATGATATAGTTGTTGACCTTAAGTTACGACAAGAGGAAAACTCTAACCCAAGAGCAATTAACAAGAAGCCCTTTGTGGTAGAGTCTATAAAGGTAGATGAAGCAACTAGTAAGCAAACAGTAGCTTTTGACAGAGTCTATAATACTTCCTTCAAAGTGCTGCGTTCCAACGAAGCAGCAGCTGGTGGTAGTGTTGTTACAGATAGAGCAGCTAGGACTGAATTTGAGATTAAGAAGACTATTAAAGATGAAGATGGTAACGAGATAGATAATGCTGCTATTATAACAGATTTCAAAGAAACAAATGACCTACTTATTAAAGCTATAAAGGATACTGGTATCAATGTTAGTACAATGGTAAGAACCATTATGGCTAAACAAAGAGCTATATCGGATCCGAAGAATCTTGAGAAAGATACTGCTGATGCTATAAATTCTGTACTCAAGAAATATGCTGGCAACTTCATGGACAAGCTCTCTACTGAAGAACAACAACGTGACTTTGCTTACCAGCTGATGAGACGTGAAAAGTTTCTATCTAACCTCAGACAGAAGCTAGATCTGACTGTAAAAGATTTAGGTTTAGGTGGTAGGGTAGATACTAGTTTTATGTTGGAGAAAAGTGAAGTTTATCTTAGTAACGATAACTATAGTGTTATTGACCTGTCTCTACCAAAACAGTTAGGCAAGAACATAACCGCCAGTGATTTCTTTGAAAGAATGAAAGACAAAGGCCTACGTATAGTAGGTATGGTAGGTAATGGATCTAAGTTATTAGTTGTGGATACTCCTGCTAGTGGCAGAAATTTAACTAGCAGAGAACAGGTCAAGATCAGGAAAACTCTTAAAGATATAAGTCATTCATATAAAGATCTCTACAAAGATGCTCCAGACGAAGTTAAGGAGTCTAGTCGAAACTATCAGCTATTAAAAGATGATGAAATCGACAGTTTGTTAAAGCAAGCTATAGAGAAACAAGGTGCAGAAGATGTTCCCAACAAGGGTAACACTCGTAAAAGCTTCTATAATACAATTGTTAGAAAACTGTTAGATAACCTTAAGGCTAAAGTTGAGAATGAAAAGATAGGCGATAAAACAGTTAAGCAGGTGTTAGAAGAAGTCCACAATAAAGATGGTGGCGACCTTAATCGTGAAGCGGCTAGCACTAAAAGAAGATTTACAGCAGCTCTTGAGGAAGTCAATAAACGATTCAGTCAGCTCAAAGATATTGTCAATAATAATCAAGACGAGATGGACAGTGAGACTCGTCAGAAGTATACTGATCTTCTCAATGCATACAGAACAGTGTCTGCACTTTCCAAAAATGCAGCAAACGATATGGATGAACTGTTTAACCTTAAAGAGAAGCTTGGAGAAGCTAAGGCTAAGAAAGAAGAGTTTAAAAGACATATAGAAAGCCTGAAGAAAAGTAAAACCCAAGAGGTTAATGACATAGTCCATGATAGTTATATTAGGGTTCTTAATGAGCTAGAGGGGCTAGCTGATAAAGAGATAACTGAAGCTGAAGCTAGAAAGTCTCCTCACATCGCTCTTGATATAGAAAAGAAACTAGATGTAGTCAAGAACATTGATGAGAATATAGACAAGCTTGGTAAGCTTAAAGATCCAGTTAAAATAGAAGAGATGTTCTGGAGATATGTAGTCTATGGCTCTAAGGCTTACACTACTTCTGCTAAAGATATAGCAAAGTATACCAGTCTTATGACTACTGGTAAGTTTACTTCTGAACAAGCAGACAAAATTATAAAACAAATGAACCAAGCTGGCACTCGTAAGATTAGATTTGCTATTGTTAAGTCTAATGAGATCGATGGTGTTCCTTTAAATGATGGTACAACTGGAGTAGCTGGTAGTTTCTTTAGAACTATGTCAGGTCTGTTTGGCAAGCAGATGACCAAGCTAGCTTACAATGATAGTTCTACTTCTCTTAAAATGAAGACAACTTCTTCAGAGGCCTTTATTGGTAAAACCCTAGGGTATGACAAAGATGGTAACAAAATTGTTATCAACAAGAATCCTACCAACAACAACGAGCTTGATTCTGAAAATACTTTTGTGCTTACTACTGATACTATTAAACAGATAGGCCCAGAGTTCTTGAAGTTAATTGGTATTACAGATAAAGACCTTACGGGTGAGGCTAATGTTGTGTTGACTTCTGATATAAGTATAACTGGTAACAGCAATGGTAGAAAGAAATTCAAAACATTTCTATCTAACCTTGGTATGCAGATAGATTCTCATTCATCAGCAAGAGATCTCAAAACTGGTAACCAAGGGCCATTGATGAGTGAGGTGGTAGCTAAGATGAACCAAGCCTTACTTGATGGTGATAACACTCAACTCAACAAAGCTGTTGCTGTGTATAGTGAGACTCATGAAAGTATCAGGAAAGCCAACAATACTCTCAACAAACGTATTACTGACCAGTCGGAACGTGAAGGTATTTATATAGATTTAGCTAAAACCTTTAACACACCGCTTGATACCAGTAAAGGTGATTATGAGATTACCTCTAAAGAAAATATTAGAGAAGACTTTAGAGGAGAAGCCTCCGATAGTGTTATACCGAAAGTTGCTATGTCTCAAGAGAAGCTAATCGATTTTGCTAGAGCTCATATTAACAAGTTAACAAAAGATAAGAAAAATGTAAGCAAAGAAATCTATGAGATTGTTAAAGGGTTTTATGATAATCCTAAAGTGCAACTCGATAACAGTAGTATAGAGAAGGTTCTAAGTTATCTAGTTAAAGAGGAACTGATAGCTGCGGTTGAAGGAAATAAAAGCAGCAAGACTCATTACATAGTCAATCTTGCTCGTACACCTGTACAAAAGCAAGGCCAAGATGGATTGTTTATCCTT